GCTTTATTTGGATTAGGGTGTAAATAAAATATATTCATGTCTTATTTACTCTATTATAATGTTGATCAAGTAGCATGTTGGCAACTTCCATGCTGATCATATTGTCGTTATATAATTGCCAAACTAGTTTACTCATAATTTCTAATAGTTTTAAATAGTGGATGTCTGTAACTACCGTATTGAGTACGTTCGAAATATGTAAACGTAGCTCTTTGGCCCATATACTTGTGTATATTTTTAAGCATATTAGCTAAATCTTTGTAGTTGTAGCCTTTACCTGGAGGACAACCAAACTTATTACCATTGTCATCTTGCATTAAGAACTTGCCAAGAGTACCTTCACGTTTGCCTTTACCTTCTTCATAGCCAATAATTGTGGCTTCAGTGTCACTAAAGTCTTTAAACTTTTGTAAGTTGTAAGATCGTTTTTGCTGATAGGGTTTATCTAGACGTAGTATAGAGCCTTCGTAACCGTTATTTAAGTTGTATTGATGTCTTAACTGTGCAGACTCTTTAGAATTAACTAGAGTAGTTTCTACATATTTAATACAGTAGTTGTACATATCAGAGCAAGTTAGTTGATCAGATCTGTAACTATAAGGCTTGTTCATAACTGTTTCTATATAATCATAGCAATGAAACTGTATTAGTTTTTTAGCATCAGCCTTATCGGCATCAGTTGGTTTTTGTTTTCTAACTAATGATATAATCTTTTCGAAGTCATCTCTAAGATCATGATTGTATAATTCACCATCAAGAACTATATCTACATTAGCATAGTCAAAGAAAAATTCATTTAACGATAGTTTAATGTGTTCAAGATTGTGAAATTCTTTACCTGTACGTGAGAAACATCTAATGTTTTCTTTGTCGTCGACATATATAACACAACGTACGCCGTCAAGCTTAGGTTGAATGTATACTTTCTCGGACCAGTCGACAGGTTTTTTGTCTACTTTGTATGCGAGCATTGGTTTAATCATAATTTATCTATTTTATTTTGTAATTTAGTTATTTTATTTTTCATTATCTCAGCTTTTTCATACTCTTCATCATCAATAAATTTGTTTTGAAGTGTACACAGTCTACCGAGTTCGTCTTGTAGTATTTCACGCTCAGACAATTTACCTTCATATATAGGTTCGTCTTCTACGTATTTAATACCATAAGATGCTGTTTCAGGGTTAATAAACTCCTGATATAGATCGAATTTAATTCTATCTAATAGTTTTTGATACTGTCTTTCTGTCATTAATAAGTTAATTTACTAGGGTTAGCTAAAAAATATCTAATATCTAATTGTTTTTCTTCTAAGTCTTCAATTCTTACTAATAACTCTTTAAGAGTATAAGACTCACCATCTCGATGAGACTTTACTTTTATTGGTTCTTCAGTTGGTTTAAACATATTATCCATTTTATATCGTATTTACTTTGTGTTTTTCTTTCCAATCAGTGTAACCATAATTGTTTTGTTTGTATTTGTCTAGTAGTTTTTGTGCACCACCGACAAATTCACAAGTGTTAGTATACTGATTATAAGCGCTTAGCCATACGTCAGGTTTACCTGTCCATATAATCCAAGTGTATTCATGGTCAATAGAATCAACATTTGGGTATAAGTACTGACTATTATAATGAAAGTCATGTACTAAATGTGATGCTATTCTTGAACCATCACCGAAGTTTGTAAAACCTCGCTCACCTTGCATGTGCTGAATCCAGTTAGCAAGTTCTACACCTCTCCACTCAGGATAACCATCATGGTGCAGATACATATGAACATAAGCTTTATCGCTAACCAACTGTGGTTTAACTGCAAAGCCTTTTTCAAATTCTTCTGCGTGTGATCTATCGACCACTAGTGTCATATTTCTTGTAGCCATTATACTAATTCTTCACCTATACTGATTATTTCAGCGATTATTAATACTGCTACACCTAATGACAACGATGACATTAGGATGCTAAAGCCCATTACTCTAAGTATAGACTTGAATAAACTCACTTTAAAATGTGGAGTGAGTTTGCTTTTAAATTTACTCATATTTAATTTAATTTAATGTTAGTTGACTCGCTAGGGCTCGAACCTAGACTCTTCTGGACCAAAACCAGACGTGTTGCCAGTTACACCACGAGTCATTATGCTAATCTAATAGCACTTGATAAGCTTTAGGGTTGGCTTTTCTAAACCAGTCTAAGCCTTTTCTTGTTAAATCGTACTTTTGTACCATTTGAGAACCCATAATTAAGTCATACATACTTAATTCTAAGTTGTTTAGTTCGTAAGTATCGCCTGAAAAAGGGTTTGTTACTGTTTCGCCTTTGTCGTATATTGTACCGTCGAACCATTTAGGTAATTGTGTTTTGTTTTTCATAATCTAAGTAATCTATTCTTTCGTGATCTTTTTCTATTAATGATGCTATATAATCCCACACTTCACGTTGTTGTTTTGTGTGTCTCAATACGCCTTCTAGTTGGTCTATTGTTATAAAAGGTGTTATATTATCTTTTATTTCTTGCTTTAACCTGCTAATGTCAGTGTCTAGACTGTATACATTAGCAAAAGCTTTGTCATGAGCTAAATCTTTTATTCTACTTTCCATTATTTATTAATTATATTGTTACCATATAATAAATCTTGAGCAGACAACTTGTAAGTTGGTATGTCACAGTAAACTGATATATCAGATACTTGACTAACTGTTAAGTCATACCATGACGTTTTAGACATAAGTACATATTTAAGTCTTTTAGCGCTAGAATACTGTCTAGCATTTTTTTGCAGTGACGACTTAAAACCTGGTTCTAGTCTGTCATAAATTGTTTTGATTCTCATATTTATATTATCCGTGTTAATTCGTATTTAGTTTGTAACATATCTTTCTTTGTTACTATCGATTATTTCACCGATTTCATCTTGCATAGACACTATATCCATAGCAAGTAGCTGTAGTTCTGCTAAACCATTTACTTCGTAAGTACTTAGATTATTGACTTCGTTATCTTGTATAGCGTTTACGCAGTCTTGTAACGCTCTTGCAGTATTCTCGAATCTGCAGTAACTCATGTTTGGCATATTTAATTTATTTAATGTTAGAGTGGCGACCAACCTGTGAGCAATGTCGTAAGCTTCTCACGGTGAATGCAACGTGTGACTAATTTCACCAGTCTGTAGTGGAAGTGGGCGGAGTCGAACCGCCGTTAGACACCTTTGCTTTCGCCGCGGTTGTCTCTTACCTTATCACTCCCATTGGCCGGCTATTCACTTATGTGTGTGTAGCATTATCTCCAGTGGTTCTCGACACCACATACACACCTAATTAAGCTACTCGTCCGGCCTCTTTTATTTTCTACGCCAAGCTTTGTGTACTTGATCACTTAGTTCTTGACTTACTACTTGTATTTCTAGAACTTGTTTGTTAGCAATAATAGGTATATAGCTATATTGCTGAGTTGAACTACAGTTTACACAATTTGAATAACCTAATGCTATTCTGCCTGCCGGTATTTTGTTATTACATTTACATTTCATATTATTATTATCCATTAATAATCGTATTTAGTTTGTAATTAAATCGTCTATAATATTCTACTTCAAGCCTTTCCGCTTCATACTTAGTTATTTTAAGTAGTTTAATGTGCTTATGTCTTAGTTTTCTAGTCTTCATCTAATCCAGCATGTAATTTTTCTATTGTTGCTATCATTATAGCATTGTGAACATGGTTATAATCCTCGCTGTCAAGTCCTTCAAACTCTTCAACGCCATCCATTGCCCAATTTACTGCTTCATACAATGTTTCTTTGATGTGAGACACTTGAGCGTCTGCTATTTCATCTATAATTTTCATTTTACTCATAATATTGCTTTTTTAACTTGTTTTAAATCGTATTTTTCATGTGAATCACGCCACATTTTGTGCATTGTGTACTTACTTGATTGAGTATACGATGTTTTACCACGTAATTTAACCTGTTTGTACTCGCGATCGGTAAATGGTTGGCATTCACCGTGCACTTTGTTAAGCTCATAGTGTTGAAAACTACGTTGTTTACGCTTGTTTTTAACATATTGCTTTAGTTCTTGCATATTTCTACACATATATTCTATCATTTATGCGATAAAACGAAGTGTAATTTGTATACTCTATGTTTTGATGTAGTGGAGTAAGCACTTGGTAACCTTTGTCTGTTTCTAACAGAACATTACCTGTTTCTTGATTGAATTTGATTTGTTTCATATACTTATATTATCCATTAGTTTTCGTATTTAGTTTGTAATTTCTTATGTAGAAGTCTAACATAAATTTCATGCGAGCTAAAGTGTTCCAGATTTTAGTTCTAGTGTAACCATTGTAGATATATGTTTTAAGTGTACCTTCATCAGTTAGAAACATTTGTCTTTGCTCTCTTTTATAAACTGGATTTAGTTGATAGTTAGATGAGCAAGAGTTTACATTTCTTACATAACCTGATTTATACACTGCTAATCTTAGTTTTATTTTAGAGGCAAATCTCTCACCTTTTAAATGGAAATATCTTGATGGTACAGGAAATTCAAATTCTCTTGTGCCATTTATTGCTTGTCTTTGTGTGGTTACTTCTTTGATATTATGCTCTATTAATAGTCTTCTAGCAAAAGAATCCTCGAGCATTTGATTTTCTTGTTGCCAAGTGTATTTATTTGTACTCATTGTAATAAGGTTTAGTATAGTTAGTATTAAAGTTAATTGATTTAGCTACATTTTGTCGCCATTGCCACTCACGCTTGCGATACTCATAGCTTTGACACCATTTTTTCACAGCAGTAACTTGTGGTATTTCACCGTATTTTGCTTCATAGTCAAGACATTGTTGTAACTTTGCTTTGATTTCTGACGCTGGATAGTCTTTAAATTTTGTATTCATACTAGTATTATCCATTAGTAGTCGTATTTAGTTTGTGAGTTTCGATAATACCAAGAACATCTGCTCTTGTTAGTTTATTTTCCATTTGTAGACCAATAGCCCACGTTAAATCATTATTATATTTATCAGTGAAAATCATACGCCTACAAATATTACTTGATAAAACATAAATAGTATTCCTGATACTGACATTGGTAGTAATACTCCGAAAGCATAAACTTCTAGTATTACTAAGTGTAAAGGTTTTGACTTTACATATTTTCTTATTTTTCTCATATTATTAAATTTTATTATTGTTAGTAGACATGGTGAGAATCGAACTCACATTAACCATTATGTCTTGTACTCATTCGCAATTTTATACTGTTAGAAACAAGTGGAACTCGCAGTGTTGTTAGTAGTTATACTAATTCTACATTTCTTAGTGCAACTGGAATATTATTAGTTGCGGTGTAAGACTTGTACTTTTGAAAGCAATTCATACTTTGTAACTTACTTTTCATAATGTTGTACGCTATGTCATGATTGTAAGTGTATGTAATACCTTTTTTGTTAGTAAATTCTATTGTTACATTTTTTCCGATTAGTGACTGTCTGATGACAAATCTTTTTGAAGTTATTTTACTCATATTATATTTATTTATTTTATTTATTAGTTGTTTTACATTTATATTATCCAATTGATGTCGTATTTAGTTTGTAAGTTCTACTACGATTTCTTCATATAGATAATCTAGTATAGTCTCATTGTACTTATCTTTACACATAGTATTGTCATATGGAAACTTTACTTTTAACTCTTGTATTAATTCATTCATAGTAGTGTATATTTATTTGGTAGTTAATATTAGTCGAATGGTATACCACACTCATTCTTATGAAGTAACTATTATTACTTAATTACTTACATTTATATTATCCAAGTAGACTCGTATTTACTTTGTAATATAAGAAAGTTAGTAGTGTAGAGTAAATATGTAAACATGTATACGAATATAAACAAAAACGTAAAACATTATCACAATTGTGAAAAAAAGTGGGGCCGCCCCGCCAAACCAAAACGATTTTGTGTAACACGTTGATAACCAGAGGGATAGGGGTAACACCATACTTCTATATATCTAACAACTTTTTAGTGACATAAGCCTATTAATAGTATAGAGTAACAGGCTATTGTCACACTTTGCTTTTATTCAGTTCTATACGCAAGTAAACCTTAGCAAAAACCTGTGATATTACTAACCATAGTGCGCTTCACAAAAGTCCGTATAGAATAATGCATTAAAAAAAATAAACAATGGCAATAATCTCTTCATATCCTCAACTTACACCACAGCTTGGTGATAAAATACTAGGATCCAACGTATATGACAGCTCAGGCAATGTTGTACCTAACAATCCTACATGTCAATTTAGCTTTTCAGACGTAAAAGCTTTAGTGGATCAAAACTACGTAGAACAATTCACATCTTCTTCTGCGGTTGCATCACAGCAATCAGGATTAAACTCTATTTATAGTATACAATTTGGAACTATAACTGGTACTAGCACTAGTAATGTTCAATTGTTACAAGGTGGTGGTTCTCCTACTGCAGGTGATAAAGTACAATTTAACACTTTAGGTACATATCAAATAACATTAACGTATTCTGTTGGTGTAAATCAATCAGCGACAAACATACCTTACTTAATATTTAGAACATTACAAGACGGAGCAACTCAAGTTGGACCAACTATAGTGTACAATCAAAAGTTTGAAACAATAAACAACCCTGTCCCACTTATTATTCCTATAACAGTGAATATAACAACAGCAGGTACGTATTATAATTTCCAAATGGCTAGAAACGGGGTCAACGACGGAGGTTTAGTTAAAAACGCTAACCCTATTAACGGTGCTATTTTACCAGCACCTACAGCTCCTTCAATAGCAACAATAAAAATATCTAAACTAATATAACATGGCGATAATATATTCATACCCTATAGTAACACCAACATCTAATGACTTAGTATTAGGTACAGATGTAGATGCACAGGGTAAACCAACTAAAAACTTTACGATTCAAAGTATTGTAGACATTGTACAAGGTGGTGCAGCTGGACTAGGCGCCGTGTTAACAATTAATAACAGTGCCCAGAATACAGCAGGTGCTAATCAATCAGCAATAGACTTTTTAAACATACAAGGTACAGGTACATCAACGTTTAACACGTTTAGTGATGGTATTATGAATATATCAGGTGGTATAGGTACTGCTTTTACTAGTATAACCTCCACTGATTTTGCAGGTGATTTAACAGGTATTGTAAAAGCTGGATCTAGTATTGAAGGTACTGTAATAGGTGTTACACAAGCGGCTGGTGATAACAGTACTAAACTAGCAACAACCGCTTATGTCGATGGTAAAGTTGATCCTTCTGTGCTACAGTATTTAGGTGATGCAACTGGTCCTTTTGATTTAAACCTGGTAACTGATGATTTTAAAATAGCAGGTACAGCTAATCAAATAGAAACCACAGCGACTACAGTTGCTGCAAACATAGGTACAGTAACTTTAAGTTTTCCTACAGCAGGTGTAACTTTACCGGATGGTTCAGTTGCTACAACACAAGCTGCTGCAGATAACACAACTAAAGTTGCTACTGATGAGTTTGTGCAACAAGAAAACAATGCGCAAGATTTAGACTTTACAGGAGATACTGGAACATCGTCAGTTCTTTTAAATAGTCAAACATTAGACTTTGAAGGAACAGCTAACGAAATTACAACAGCAGTAACAGCTCAAAAGGTTAAATTTACTTTACCAACCGATGTTACCATTGCAGGAACATTTACAGGTACTACTTTTGCTGGTGATTTATTAGGTACAATAAATACAGCCACAATTGGTACAACTCAAACAGCAGGTGACAATTCTACTAAAATAGCCACTACAGCTTATGTAGATGCTGCTGCTGGTGCTAAAACGTTAGATTATGCCGGTGATGCTACTGGACCATTTAGTTTAAATTTAACCGATGATGATTTAGAATTTAACGGCGATTCAAATATAACAGTAACTGCTGCTGCAGTAGCTGCTAACAAAGGTATCGTAACTATTGATTTAAATAATGACGTTACTATTTCAGGGACAATGCAAGCTGGTACGCTTTCTGATGGTACATTTTCTGGCTCAGCCGGTACATACACTGGTGGTGTCAGCATAACGTCTACAGCTTTTGTAGGTGATTTAACCGGTAACGCAAGCACAGCAACAACTTTAGCGGTGGCAGGAACAGTTGGTGTAACAGGTGATGTATCTACAGTACCAGCAGCTCCAACATATACAAGTGGTGGTAATATACTTATTGATACAACCATAGCTGATACTGTGGTAACTGGTAAAACATTATTTAATTTACCAACTGCAACATCTCAAGTTATAGCAGACTCAGATACTATATTAGAAGCTTTATCTTATTTACAAGGTCAGATAACTGGTATACCACAAGGTTTAGTTTATAAAGGAACTTGGGATGCTAGTACTAACACACCAACACTTGCTAGTGGTACTGGTGTCACTGGTGAATTTTATATTGTAAGCGTTGCAGGTACTACAAATTTAGATGGTATTACAGATTGGCAAGTTGGTGACTGGGCTATATTTGTAGAAGTTGGGGCAACTGATACTTGGCAAAAAATTGATAACACTTCTGCTATACTTGGTAGTGGATCAGCTAATAAAATAGCTAAATGGACAGGATCTAATACTTTGGCTACTGGGCTTATAGACGATGATGGTACGGATGTTACAATAGGTAACTCTGGTAATTTAATAGTTGAAGGTAATACAACACTTGGTAATGCTACAACTGATACAACTACAATAGTTGGTCCTGTTGAAATGCAAGAAACTGCTAGATTTAATGTAGGTATTAGTTTAGGTGCCGCAACTTATGGTACAGCAGGGCAAGTGTTAACATCAGGTGGCGGCGCTGCCACGGTTAACACATGGACAACACCTACTACAGGTACAGTTACAAGTGTAGATTTAACAGAAACAGGTGATGCACTTACTATAACTGGATCTCCAGTAACCAGTAGTGGTACAATTAATATAGCTGGTGCAGGTACTGCATCTCAATACATAAACGGTGAATTAGATTTAGTTACATTCCCAACTTTAGATAATTACCAATACTGGACATTATCTGATGGAACGAACACAAGTAATATACTTACAACTAATACAGCAACGTTCACAGGCGGTACATATATTACAACTGGAGAATCTAATAAAACATTAACTATAACACACGATGCTACATCAAGATCAGATACAACTTCTACAGATGCGCCTGCTTTTGGTGGTACATTTGATGCTGTTACTAGTGTAACAAGTAATGCAACAGGACACGTTACAGCAATAGATGTTTCTACTGTAACAATACCGGCTAACCCGGTTTTTGTTGGTCCTGCTGATGCAAATACTGATGGGGTTGCTGGTATAGTTCCAGCTCCGGGTCAAGCTACTTATAATGGTGGATATTTCTTAAGACAAGATGCAACGTGGGCTATTCCACCAAATGATGATGGTGTAACAGCAGTAACGGCAACAGCTCCAATATCTTCTTCAGGTGGTGATACACCAAACATAACTCATGATGATTCTGGTGTAACAGCTGGAACTTACGATAGTGTAACCGTTGATGCTAAAGGCCACGTAACAGGTGGTAGTAATCCTGGCGGTGACGGTGGTGGTATATTTTCTGGGGATCAAGCTGTTATTACAGCTTCAGCTTCTCTAGCATTTACTTTAAATAGAGCTACTACAGGAGCGTTAATATTTGATGTATGGTTAACTTCAGAAACAAGTACAGGAACTTCTGTAACTAAAAAATACACTGTTGCTCATGCTAATAATGCTACCCCAGTTTATAATAAAATAATAGACACAGGACCAGTTGGATCAAATGATTTTCTAGTTACTTTCTTAAATGCAGGTTCTGGATTATCCGTTACATGTAATATACAAGCTGTTGGTGTTGCTCAAAATATAGGTTACACAGTTCAAGTCGGGCACGATAGTACAAATACTCTTACATTCACTGCAGCATCATAACAATAAAATATGGCAAATTTATCTAATATAAATAATAAATTCATCGTAGAAGATAGCGGAGATGTTGGTATTGGTGTAACTACTGCTAACACTAAACTTCATATAGGTGGTACTGCACCTGGTGATTCTATTATTCGTCAAGATTCTACAGTATCAGGTACAAACTGGGAAATTGGAGAAAGAGCAGCTGGTAAATGGCAAATATTTGAAGATGATGGTGACACTATTGTTACTACCTTTATGTCTACCGGAAACGTAGGAATCGGGGTAACAAACCCGTCAAGTTATTGGGCAAATGCAAATAATTTAGTAGTAGGAGGTTTAGGAGCTGTTAGTGGAATTACAATAGCAACGGATGGTAACTTAACAGGTTCTTTAATTTTTGCCGATAGTACAGCAGCTGCAGATAATACAAGAGGTGGTTTACAATATAACCATAGTAATGATAGTATGTTATTTAGAGTTGATAATGAAGAAAGATTTCGTATAGATGACGTCGGAAGTGTATATAATAGTGCATCATCAGGATCAGTAACTAAATATGGTTTTAACGCTTTAAATGGTACTAGTTTTACTGGTGACGAAAGCTCTGCTTTTGGTACCAATGCTTTAGGATCTTCTACAACTGGTAGAAACCATGCATTTGGTTTTAGAGCTCTTCAAGATTTAACAACAGGTATTTATAACACAGCTGTTGGTGGAGAGTGTTTAGAAAATAATATTGATGGAAATGCTAACACGGCTGTTGGCGCTTTTGCAATGAGAGTTTTAACCACTGGTGATAATAACACTGCTATTGGACGTCATGCTTTATATAATAATAATAATAGTTATAACGTAGGGGTTGGTTATTATGCTGGTACAGCTATAACTGACGGCTCAAGGAATGTTGCTGTAGGAGCTCAGTCAATGGAAAATGGAAGTGGCGTTACTGGAGACGATAACGTAGGGCTTGGTCATTATACTTTAAATTCTGTGACAAGTGGTCATTCCAATACAATGGTTGGAAACTATGCTGGAGATTTAATTACCACTGGTATTAACAATGTTGGTTTAGGTTATAAAGCGCTTTCTGCAATATCAACTCAAAGCAATAATGTTGCTATAGGTAGAACAGCTATGCAAACCGCTCTTGCTGAAAATTGTGTAGCTATAGGTAATGACTGTTTAGAAACTACAACTGGATCTGATAATACAGCTGTTGGAGCTTTTGCAGGAAGAGCAGTTAGTTCGGGTATCAGTAACACTTTAATAGGTTCTAGAGCAGGTTATGATGTAACAACAGGTAGTTACAATACTTTAGTTGGAAGAGCAGCAGGTCAAAGTATTGTTAGTGGTGAACGAAACACGGGTATGGGTTATGCTGCATTAAATGGTAATACCGGTAGTTATAATACTGGTATCGGTATGGAAACTTTAAACGGTGATACCCATAGTTATAATACAGCCTTGGGTTATGAAGCTGGTAGAGATAATAATGGTCAAGAAAATACATACGTAGGTTATTTCGCTGGTAGATTATCAACAGGTGGCAACGAATGTACATTTGTAGGTTCGCATGCAGGTTATAATAACGCAAATAGTGATAATACAGCTGTTGGTCGATATGCTTTGTTTCAAAACACGGTAGCTTTTAATACGGCTTTTGGCCACCAAGCTGGTTACGGGGTTACAACTGGTAATTTTAACACTTTTGTTGGAGAAAGAACTGGGGGATCAATAGGGGCTGGAGCAGGAAATGTTGGAGTTGGTAGAAGATCATTATATAAAGCAACAAGTAGTAATAACACTTGTGTTGGTATGCAAGCTGGATATGGAATAACCTCTGGTGATAATAATATAGCTATTGGTAATGGTGCTATGGAAGTAGCATTAACAACAGGTGATGACAATGTAGTCGTGGGAACGAGTGCGGGTACAAACTTAACAAGTGGTAACAAGAACGTGGTTATAGGTAATTCTGCGGGATATGCTATAACAACTTCGGTTAATACTGTTGCTGTTGGTCATGAAGCATTAAAAGCATTGGTTGACGGGGCCCATAACGTAGCTGTAGGTGCATTTGCTTTACACGATGTAACAAGTGGAGGAGTTAATGTAGCTATGGGTTTAGCAGCTGGTTCTCATATAACAACTGGAAGCCATAACACTTGTTTAGGTTATGATTCTTTTCAAGCTGTAGTTGGTGCAGGTTATAATACTGGTGTAGGTTCAAGCACTGGTGTTTATCAAACTGGTAATTACAATACAGCGGTAGGTTATTTTTCTCAATATGGTGTTAGTGGTAGTTCAAGTGGAAGTTATAACACAACTAGTGGATACTTTGCAGGAGCATATAACAGAGGGGAAAATAATACATTTTTAGGCGCTCTTGCCGGTAGATTTAATTCAACAGGTGATAGAAACACAATTGTTGGATCCCAAGCTGCAGATAACGCTGCTATAACTGGTAGTGATAACACTTCTTTAGGTTTTGGAAGTGCACATAATATAGCAAGTGCATCTAACAATGTATATCTAGGTGCAAATGCTGGTTTTATAAATAGCGGCTCAGAAGGGAATGTTGCTATAGGATCTTCAGCTTTATATTCCGGTACAGGAGGTGGAAATATTGCTATAGGTAAAACCGCTATGCAATCTGCAACATCAGCTTCAAGTAATATAGCTATTGGTTATGCAGCTGTAGGAGGTGCCGCAGCGACGGGCTCTGCTAATATTATAATAGGTGATGCTGCTGGTTACAACCTTACAAGCGGTTCAAATAACATTTTAATAGGGCAAAATGCGGGTAGAACAGGTTCAAACAACCCAGGTCAATTAGGTTCAGTTGTTACAGTTAGTAATGAAATACAAATGGGTAATACTAGTCATCAAGGGGCTTTTATTCAAATTGGTTGGACTACTGTTTCTGATGCAAGGGATAAGGGGCAAATTAAAGATCTGCCTTATGGATTAGATTTTATAAATCAATTACAGCCAAAATCATTTGAATTTAAACCAGATAGAAATTCAGAAGAAACTGATGGAATCGAAAGATATGGATTTTTAGCTCAAGATGTTTTAGAAATAGAGGGAGAAAGTCCTGTTGTAGTAAATAAAAATGATGAAGATAAATTGAAAATGACTAATGATTATTTAGTGCCAATATTGGTAAATGCAATACAAGAATTAAAAGCAGACAACGATAGCTTAAAAGCTAGAATAGAAACGTTAGAAAATAATTAATATGGCGTCATTATCCAATATAAACGGATTATTTGACGTTCACTCTACAGGAGCTATACTATTTAGTACATCTCATGGAACTAGTGGACAGATATTAAAATCAAACGGTAATGCAGCCCCAACTTGGGTTGACGCTTCAACTGTTATTGGTGGTCCTTATTTGCCTTTATCTGGTGGAACACTTACTGGCAATTTAGATATTAATGGTAGTAATAGTTTAACTGTTGGTGGAGTTTTAAATGGTACTAGTGCAACTTTTTCAGGATTAGTAAGTGGTATAACACCTACTGCTGCTGCAAATTTTGCAACTAAAGCTTATGTTGATGCTCAGCCTCAAGGTGATTTAACATCAATAACCTTAGGCAATGGTTTAACTGGATCAAATTTAAGTGGACCTATACCTGATGTATTAATGTCTGGTTCTTATACTGGAACTTTTACAGCAACAAGTTTAGCTTCAGATTCATTTTTAAACAACGCGGGTAATTTATTATTTTCAGCAGGAAACACAACAACTGGAGCGTCTAGATCTTTAAATTTAAGAACTATTAGCCCTACTAATGATCCATCGTCTGTTGATATAACTGATGCAACAGGTATTACATGGGGGCAAAGAACTGATAGTCAGCCATACTATATAATATATCCAAAAAAAGAAAACTGGAATTCAAGTGGTAATTATTCTAAATTAACTTTGGCTTGGCACACAGGTATAAAAATAGGTGCAAATGATGCTTATGGTGGTACAAGATTTTATGATGATTCACCTGATATTTCAGGTGCTGCAGTAATATTAAATGTTGGTGTTGGTAACACAAATGTTGGTGTTGTAAATGCTTTAACCGTGGGAACAACAATTAATGCTGGTGGAGACATTAAAACAACAGGTGCGGCAATAGGAACCACTCAAGCTGATGGTGATTATTTATCTAAATTATATAGTTCAGCTTCTGATGGGTACATGGCATTATACACAGGACAAGCAACACCTATAGAACAAGTTAGAATTAGTTCTTACGGCCCAAGTTATATTGTTACAGGTACTTCAGGAGGTTTTGGACTTGGTAGTTCTGTTACAACTGGAGGTTTTAATGTTAACTGGACTTTTGCAGGAAGTTATTACAATATGAGTAATAATGATTCTGGTAATTTTAAATATACAAATCCAAACGGTAGGTTGCTTACTTCTAATGGAACTGGATGGGTTGCAGATGGTAGAGATCCGATTTTAACTTTATCTAGCGCAGGAAATGGTGGAGCCACTACAGTGGGTTATTCTGTAGGTTTAAATCTTTACAGTAATACAGCTACAAACAACACTTATTCACCTTTAATATGTTTTAGTAATCTTTCTAATTCAGGTAATTATGCAACTGCCTATGCGGCAATTGGTGGTAAAAAAGTAGGGGCAGGTACAGATAGTAATTGGTCAACTGGAGAATTACATTTTTGGACAGCAGGTCCTACGGGATCAGGTTCAGCTTCATACATGCAACAAGCATCAGCTATGATGATAGACGATGCTGGCAAAGTCGGGATCGGGACGAATACACCTGCTGAAAAATTAGAGGTAGCCGGGAATATTAGAATGTTTAGTGCAGGTTATCCATTAATTGATATGGGTATCACAACCTCTAACTACTTTAGACTAATTCACGATAATCCTAATGACGTATTTAAGATTGGAAAAAATGGAGCAGGAACTTTAAACATTACAGGAAGTGGCAACGTAGGGATTGGTAATTCACCAGCCTCTGATGCTAAACTTGAAGTTTGGAATGGTAATTTAAGGGTAAGAGGTGATCAAAACGCTGTTATACAATTAACTAACGTAGCTGGTAATACAAAGTCTCAATTAGGTAATGCTGGTAACGAAGGTGATTTATCTTTATATACTTCTGGAAATATTAAAACAGTTTATTTAAGTTCTTATTACGATAGTTATATAAATCCAGCTGGCGGCAGCGTCGGGATCGGGACTGATTCGCCTAGTGGACCATTTCACGTTAAAGTTGGTACAAGTACTCCACTTATTGTAGCAAGTAGTAGTTATTGTAATAATGTAGGTATAAGAACCACAACACCAACCGCAAGTCTTCAGGTTAAAGGTAACGTTTCTTATAGTTATAATAATTACACTAATGTAGCAACTACTTGGGTAAATGTCTTTAATATGGCAAGTTACCCTACCGGTTTGTATCAGGTTAGCATTATTAAAAAGACAAATGCTTCTGCTTATATAACAGCTATAATAAAATGGGATGCAACAGCTTCAGCTTCTACAGCAGGAACTATTGTTAATACTATAACATCAAATCAATTAGGTGTAAGTTTTAATGGCTCAACTACACTACAGTCTATATCAGCTCTTGCAACTGGAACTCTTATGTCAGCAAACTTACAATGTTTAGTAACAAATGAAGATTTTTGTAGTTAGCAGGTACTATACAAGAATTACAAAAAAGAATAGAAATATTAGAAAATAAATAATATGGCATTATTAACAAATATAAATGGTAAATTCAGCGTTAGTGACGCAGGTGCAGTAACTTTTAATAATGCATTTACTTTTCCAACTACAGATGGTACTGCTAATTATGTGTTAAAAACAAATGGTAGTGGGCAGTTAGCTTGGGCAGCAGATAATTATGAAAACTATGATTATTGGACTTTACAAGGTGATTCTGCTGCTAATGTGAATATAAATTCTACTAACACATTAAAATTTATTGGAGGAACATATATAGATACTTCAGCAACTTGGGCGGGTGGATCTAACCCTAGAAAATTAACAATTAATCACGAAACTACAAGTAGAACTGACACAACCTCTACGGATGCACCAGCATTCGGTGGAACTTTTGAAGCTGTGACTAGTGTTACAACTAACACAACAGGGCATGTTACAGCTATAGATGTTTCAACAATAACTATACCAACTGATCCAGGTGGAACTGTAAAAGGAACTGGTACCGCAACAAGAGTAGCTTTTTGGTCAGCAAGTGATACTATAACTAGTGATGCTGATTTATATTGGGATAACACAAATAAAAGATTAGGGATCGGGACAACTTCACCTAGTGCAACTCTTAATATTAAAAGCTTAAATAGTTCAAATTCTGATTCTTTATCTGATGTAATTACAAATTCAGAGTTTAAATTACAATATAGAGCCGACGATTTATCTTCAATGTATCTTGGTGGCCTAGGAAGTGAAAGAGGATATTTACAATCTATAAATAATGCTGAAAACGCTGGTACATCATTTTCTTTAAATCCTTATGGAGGCAACGTAGGAATCGGAACGACTTCGCCCGCAACTAAATTAAACATTAGAAGTGACGCATCTGATGATGGTATTTTATTAGAAAAATCTGATGGTACAGATATAGCTAGATTATTTTACGATGGCACTTCTACTAATGCACGACTTGATATGTTTAGTGGTGGTTCAGCCACAATACAATTAAAAGCAAATGGAATTACACATTTTTCAGGAGGAAACGTCGGGATCGGGGTGGCTTCAGGAATAGATGCAAACTTAAGAGTAGACGCAAACTCAGCCACCTTAACACAAGAAATATTAAAAGTAAAAGGAGGCGGAAGTGGAGGTGCTTATGGCTTTTTAGTTGAAGCAAATAATGGAGATGATTTATTTAAAGTAGATACTTTATCTTATAATTCTTATTTTACTAACGGCAACGTCGGGATCGGGACGACTGGGCCGGTAAATAAATTAGGAATAGAAGTTGCAGCAAATTCAAACACAAAAGCAATTAATATATACAGTAAAAATACAAGTCCTAATTCTTATACAAGTATTGGTTCGCAGTATTCAATTTCTAATACTTATGTTGAATCAGAAATAAGGTTTGGAAATGAAACACAAAGCGGAGGAGGTTCTTATTTAGGTTTTGTTGCAGGTGGGACAAATACTGGTAATACAGAAAAAATGCGTATTACAAGTGGAGGTAACGTAGTAATTAATTATAACGCTACAGGTGGTGTTGTAGACCCTGTTAATAGTAAATTTACAGTTGCAACACAACCTCCTTATAATTACGCTAACTCAAAAATTGAGCCTACAACAGCAACATTCTTTTCCGATAAAATGACTAATAATGATTATAATTCTATATTACAATTAGTGTCAGTTAGAGCTTCTTTAACATCAGGGCAAAATTCTAATGGATATTTAGGATTTTCTACACTTGATAATTCTAACGCTCAAGGTGTTATTGATGCAGGTAGAATAGCTATTGTAAACGAAAATGGTGTAGCAAGAAATTCCCCAACAGCTTTAAGTTTTTGGACTAATACCCCTAATGGAAATGTAGATAATACTCCTGCTACAGAAAAAATGCGTATTGGCTCTTCAGGAGATGTAAAAATTACAACAAATGGCAAGTTTTTACAAGGAGTAAGAAATACTGGAAGTGCGACTATTGATATGATAGGTTTCGTTAGTGGAACAGATACATTACAAATAAAAGGCGGGACAAGTGGTGCAGCAAATGCTATTAGTTTTTATGATACTGGAGGGTTTTTAGGCACATGGTATAACGGCAACTTTGGGATCGGGACGACTTCGCCTGGGGTTAAACTTCAAGTTCAACACGATCAAGCCGCGGAAAGTAACGTTATTTTTATGAATAACAGCACGAGCGCAGGGGCTGCAATACGACTATCATTAAATGTAGGTAATCCAGCAGGTGATGATCCTATGATTTCATTTAACATAGGTGATGGAGGTTTAGATTGGACAATGGGTGTGGATAACTCAGATAGTGATAAATTCAAAATATCAGGAGGTACAGACAGTCATAATCCAAACTTAGGAACTAATGATCAATTAGTTATAGATAGTTCAGGTAATTTAACTATGACAGGAGATGTAATAGCTTATTCTGATAAAAAATTAAAGAAAAATATTAAAACTTTAGATGGTTCTAAGGTTTATAAAATGAGGGGTGTTAGTTTTGATAGAATTGATACAGGTAAAGCAAGTTCTGGAGTTATAGCTCAAGAAATACAAAAAATAGCACCTGAATTAATAAGTGAATCAAATGATACATTAGGTGTTGCTTATGGAAATATCTCAGGATATTTAATTGAAGCAATAAAAGAATTAAAAGCGGAAATAGAGGAATTAAAGTCTAACAAATGTAATTGTAATAAGTAATGGCAGTACCAACTTCAGGAACATTATCAATGCTAAATATAGCCCAAGAAGCTTTATACGGAACTTGGGGATCAGGAACAATAACTGGACCAATATCCATATATGATATGATTAATGGAGGTAATAGCAATGGTTCAGGTAATTCATATCCTACGGTAAACGATGGGTGTACGCCAAATCCTGTTGATAGGAGTTATTATCAAATTACCTTAACATTAGCTCAGTCCGGTAATGAAATAAAAACAACTGTTTTCACAACAAGAAACCCCATTACAGGGTTAGTAACAAATGATGTTTTATATGACTACGTAAATGGCTCATATACAGCTTGGACAGGAGCATCGCAAACTTATTCATATTGGATATTTGCACAAGGAACATTTTTTGGTTGTACATCAAGTGAGTGTCCTAACATTTCAGTTAGTTCGTCTGGGGTAGTAACTACTAACGGGTGTCTTTGCCCATAAAATATAAATTATGCCTATAGCTTATCCATATAGATTTTCAGATTGGTACGGTTATGATAAAGACTGTGCATCAGTAACTGGTTTTTTAGCTGGCTCTGGTCAATCAAGTAGTTCGGGAATATGTAATCAATTATCTTCGCAAACAACATATTATCACAACGGTAGCGGAACTTATCCAGTAGTAGGTGATATAGTATATACAAATTCAGCTGGAACAACACCATTAAATGGAGGTAGCGGAACTAACTGGCCTTATTTTCCATCAGGCCCTAACCCACCAGACGGCTGGTTTAGAATAACAGGAAGCACAGGAACAGTTCAATCACAAAGTAACTGTCCTTAAATTAATAAATTAAAACAATAAAAATGGCAATTACTTACAAATGGACAATTAACCAAATGAATGCACATATTCAAGCTGAAGGCGAGGATAATGTTATATACACAGTGCATTGGACTTACTCAGGTTCTGAAGAATCTGGAGGGCAAACTTACAGCGCATCACAAATAGGTGCTCAAAGCTTTACTTATGTAGCTGGAGAACCTTTCGTACCTTATGAAAACACTGAAGCTTTTGAAAATGTAGTAATCGGATGGCTTGAAGATGCATTAGATGTAGCTGCAATGGCAGCTAGTATTGAAGCACAAATACAAAAAGAAATTACACCAGTAAATGAAGATTTATACTTTACATGGCAAAACCCACCTGTACCACCTGTGGAATAGTGTAAGTTTTGTAAAAAACAAGTGATAGTATAACTAAACCTATATTGCTAGCGAAGCAATATTAACCAAAAATAAAGTTTAACCCTTAAAACCAAAACACGATGACTTATTTTTATTCGTTGAGCTCAAGTATGGGCCAACCACAAACACCGCAGATTACCGAAGAAACTATTAACGTATGGAAACATTTATCCAAAAAGAAACATTGGAGAATAGTTCAGTTACCTAATGGTTATTTTCAAACCGAACACCGTGACCTTGTAGAAAAAGACAAATGGTACGATGTAACAAGACGTGAAACTATGGAAGCCGCAGAAATTGCAATTGATGGTAGTGTTGATCACTATGCAAAGAAAGTAGATTTCTTAAAAGGACCTAAAGTAGTTAAGACGTTTAAATAATATTAATCAATCAAATTAAATTAAATTAAATTATGTCAAATGCAATTGTGAAAAATCTGAACTTTGGTTCAGATGCTAAAAACAATGTGTTTGCTGGTATTACAAAACTTACACAAGCCGTTAGCTCCACTCTTGGAGCTAGTGGTAAGTGTGTTATGTTAGAAGATCAAACCGGTGAACCTATTATTACAAAAGATGGTGTAACAGTGGCTGATGCCATTACACTTCTTGATCCTGTTGAAAACATGGGAGCAACTTTATTAAAGCAAGCTGCTAGAAAAACAGTGAGAGAAGCTGGAGACGGTACAACAACCGCAACAGTATTAGCTCATTCTATTTTAGATGAAGCTTATAAAGTTATAACAAAAGAAAACGCTAGAGATTTAAAAAAGGGTATTGAAACAGCAACTGATAAAGTTGTTGATTATTTAAACTCAATAGTTACTACAGTTAAAGACGATATGATTGATCAGGTAGCAACTATATCTACTAATAACGACCCTGAACTTGGTAAAATTATTGCTAATGCTTTTAGATCTGTAGATGAAACTGGTGTTGTTATACTTGAAGTTTCTGATTTACCAGAAACTATATTTGAAACCATTGATGGTATACAATACGATAGAGGATTAAAAAATATACATTTTGTAACTAACAAAGAAAACAATACAGCTGAACTAGATAAACCATTAGTATTGATAGTTGAATCAGAGGTTGAAAATGTTAGAAAAATACAAAGTGTTTTAGAGTATGCTATAAAACAAAATAGATCATTACTTATTATAGCTGATGTAGACCAACAAGTTATGTCCGCTTTAGCAATGAATAAATTAAAGGGTAATATTAAAGTTAATTTAATTGACGCTCCTGTTTACGGGGTTAATAAAAAAGAAACATTAGAAGATTTGGCTTTACTTACAGGAGCCACTGTTATAAATGAAGATCTTGGAGATGATATTGATTTAATAGGCCCTGAACACTTAGGTGAAATACAAAAAAGTGTTACAAGCCAAACAGAAACTATACTACATGTTGGTGAAGTTTGTAAAGAGGTTAAAGAAATCATTAAAGATTTAAAATCTAAACTTAAAACAGCTAAGCACCCTGGAATAGTAGTTAATACTGAAAAAAGACTAGCTAGATTATCAGGTAAAGTTGCTGTAGTGAAAGTAGGGGCTAATTCAGAAGTTGAATTAAAAGAAAAGAAAGATAGAGTTGAAGACGCAATATGCGCAACTAAAGCTGCTATAAAAGAAGGTATTGTTCCAGGTGGTGGTATTGCATTACTTAATGCATCACAAAAAGTTCAAACTTCTAACGCTTATGAAAACATACTTTTAAGAGCAATTAAAGCACCTTTTAAGACCATTTTAAGCAATGCAGGTATAGTTAACCATAAAGTATCTTTAACAGAAGGAAAAGGTTTAAATGTAGTTACAGGAAATATGGTTAATATGATTGAGTCAGGGATTATTGATCCTTTACTTGTCACAAAAAGTGCGTTAAGAAACGCGGCATCAGTAGCATCAACTATTTTATCAACCGATTGTGTAATCAATAATCTTAGAGTTAATGAAGGCAATAGGGAATAATTTAATAGTAAACATGACTAAGCAAGGTGTCTCTGAAACAAAAGGAGGTCTTTTCTTAGCAGAAAAACAACGAGAGGATATAAGATACGCTGAAGGCACTGTATTATCAGCTGGAAGCAATGTTATTGGAATTAATAAAAATGATGTAATTTATTTTGATAAAAATAATTGCCATCAAATAGAAATTAATAAAGAAATATATCAAGTTGTTAATATGGCTAACGTAGTAGTTGTATTGTGAGATTAGAAGCTAGTGACATTAGAAGTTTAAATCTTTTAAAACATTACAGAATTATTAGAAAATGGGCCTGTAAAAATAATGATTTAAATGATGCGGATCTAGAATTACTTATATACTTCGATTGCATGGATCTTTTTAAACGAGAAGATTTTAAAATCGGTACATATTCTTATAGTTGGGATAATAGACGCTGGAACAGATTACTTAAAGAAGGTTGGATAACGGTTTGGAGAAAACACAACCGCACAACTCAAAAGTACAATATCTATAAAGTTTCCTTCAAGTGTAAACAACTAATAAGTCGAATGTACCGTATCATGCTTGGTATTGAAGATATACCGACTTCAACCTCGAGAAATAAAATAATGAAAGGCAAAACCTATATAGACAAAGTTATGATTACGTCTATAAATAATGTAAATAAAGATAAAAACCGATAATCATGGGAAAAAAAGAAAAAAAAGTAGAAGTAAAAAAAGAAGTTTCGTCAATTGATAAAAAAATTGCTAAACTACAATTAGCTATTTCAAAATTACAAAAAAGAAAATAATGGCATTTTTTGGTTCAATAGCTAGTGCTCTTATAGGTGCAAAGTTATCTAAAAAGAAAACTGCTGCTAGTAGTATTGGTGGTATTCTTGGCGGAAGTCAAACAACTTCTGACAAACCTATTGCTACAGATCACAAGCACTCAAGTGATTCATCTAAAGAAGATATACAAAATGAAGCTATTTCAGTTAGACCAGATCCAAGTTTTATGGGTAAAGGTCAAATGAAAAACTTTTCTTCATTAACAACACCTGAGAGTGTAGATAGAAGTGGTAGAGCGATTAGTTCACAAGAACTAGATCCTGTTGGTATAAAACCAGCAATGAATCCACCATTAGCTACACCAATAGATATAGATCAACAAGGAGTAAATAGTTTATACTCTGATAAATTTTAAATTATGGCAAAACAACCAGGACAATTAGGACAAAATACAATATGGGACGGACCCTTATCAGAAGTAGGAAGACCTTTAGCAAAAGGTAACTCAAGATATGGTGATAACTGTATGCAAGTATTAAAAGCTCCAACACCTTACAGCCCAGGACCAATAACTACTAAGACTTACAAAAGTCAAATGAGTCAAGGTGTCCCAGGTTTAAGTTCAAAGTAAAAACTCACTATAATGAGTGATAGAATAAGTGAACACATCTCGCTTAAAGAAGGGATTAAATCTCACACGGCAACTAGGCTTGGTATTGACAATACACCTAGAGAAATAGATTTAATTAACATGAAAACTATTGCAGAACAAGTGTTTGAACCTCTACGCAAATGGGTGGGTGGTCCAATCGCTATTAATAGTTTCTATCGCTCGCCCCAACTCAATTCTGCCATTGGCGGAAGTACAACCTCTCAACATTGTATTGGTTGTGCACTTGACTTAGACGATAACTATGGTCATAAAACTAATGCAGAGATGTATGAGTATATAAAAAATAATTTAGATTTCGATCAGATTATTTGGGAATTTGGTACAGATAAAAACCCTAATTGGGTGCATGTAAGCTATGTGTCTGAAGATGCAAACAGAAGAAGATGTTTAAAAGCTTATAAAGAAAACGGTAAAACTAAATACAAAATAATATAGTTATGTTAAATTCACCATTATTAAAAAAATATTGTGGCGGACCATCAAAAAAATCACACGGTCCTGTTAAAAGTAGAAAAGGAAAAAGAGTATCTTGGAAATATGGAAAAGGCACTTATTCAGGAACTTGTATAAACGATAGCTGCAGTAGAGCTAGAACTGAAAATGGAAAAATTAAAATACTACCTAAAAACAGAAAGTAAATTATGGCTTATAAAGTAGAAGGTCCAGCTATAAAAGAAAAAGCTTACGAAAAACAAAATCGTAAAATGCGATCTGACTATACTAAAGAAACTGGTAAAAAATTAGGTAGTAGACAAACGTCTGGTACTGGTGCTAGAAGAGTTTCTTTTGCTTGTAGATTTGCTGGTATGAAAGGAGCAATGAAAGGTGCTAATGGTGAGCCAACTAGAAAAGCTATGGCTTTAAAAAAATGGGGATTTGGTAGTGTTGAAGCTGCTAGAAACTTTTGTAATAAAAATAAAAATAAAAAAAATAAAAAATGATTAGAAATTATTACACAGAATCTTACAAGAGTGGAGTTGTTCCTGTTGTAAGCGCAACTCAATTAATTGATGGTACGGTTAAAGTAATACAATCGACAACAGCAACTTCTGTTGTTAATGCTGTTCCTTCTGTTACTTTAGTTTTAACTTTAAATAGAAATATTCAAGTGGGTATGTATATAACATGTCCTACAATGAATCCAGTTATAGGTATTAACGATCATCTTATGGTGGCTCGTGTTGTACACGATACAAACACAACTGTAACTTTAAATAAATCAGTTGTAATGCAAGCTGGTCAAACACTTACATTTTTTAGTATAAATCAAGGAAGTTGGAGTGAATATAATTTGTTTGTAGGTACATCACCTGGAGCTGATGGCTCAACTATTACTACTAATAACAACAACGTATCAACAAACACAGCTTTAGTTTTAAAATCACCTAATACTTTAATTCAAGCAGGTATGAACGTGGGTGGTGTAGGTGTTCCTGCTGGTACTAAAGTTGCAACTGTAACTAATTCATCTAACTTTATATTAGATCAAGCTGTTAATATTGCAGCAGATATACAATTAGTTTACAGTTTTGATGTATTACCTAGTATATCAGTTTTAACAGCTGATAATGAAACAATAACATTTACTAATCCTGCTCAAGGATTTGTATTACCAGTTTCTGTTGTTCAAATAACAGGTGTTGCTGGAGGTATATCAAACTTGGTGGCATTAAATTAAAAAATAAATTATGGATACAAAAATAACTAAAGGTAACGCAAAAGATGCTATCAAAGATGACAAAGCTCACATAGATTATTTAAAAAGAGATGTTTTAGATGATCAAAAAAAAGGAGGCAAATATAAAGATATTAACCAAACAGCTGATGAAAAACATATATCAAAATTAGCTGGAGACATTAGACACGATCATACTTTCTTGTCTAAACATATGCAACACAATAAATAAAAAAAATTATGGGATCAGCAAAACACATTAGAAACAACGGTGAACAAATAAATATTCACGGTCATGACAACTACCAAATGCCAGGCACTTACAAGCAAATGGGGGATATGAATCAAAACCAATCTCTTGGTGCTTATAAATTAGTTGGAGATCAAGAAATGATGCAACCTGGCAAAATATCAGGAGGTGCATCTAAATACATAAAAGAAGCATATGGAGCAGGTAAACTTGATGATCCAGAAACGGCAGCTGAAAAAGCAGCTAGATTAGCTAAAGCAAAAAAAGATCAAAAACCAAAAAATTCAACAACAGGAGATGTTAGTTTTAAAATAGATGATAGTGGTGCTACTTTAAGCAAAAGCAAAACGACAACTTCAAGCACGCCTTCTAGTTCTAGCTCAAAAAGCTCAACACCAATTGTAGATAAGGGGGAGGATGTTTTTTATAACAATCTTACATCTTCTGCAAAAGATATGAGTGCTATGGCTGCAGCTGGAATTGATGTAAACGATAGAAAAGCTGTTTTAAATTATGGAAATACTAAGGCAAAAAACATGAAATCTAGTTCTAGCTCGTCTACAAGTAGCTCTTCAAGTTCTGAAAATAATCCAGTTACAATTAAATCTATTAATAGCGCTAGTAATTACGCAATGCAATCGATGTTAGGCGATAGAAATAGAGATGTTTACGCAGGGGAAATGCAGGCTAAAAAAGACTCTGCTTCAGCTTATCAAAAAACATTTAAAAATTTATTACAAAACAATTCAAGTGCAGGTTTAGGACAAAAGGTTTTAAATGATTTTGGTGATATTGCTGGAAGATATGCTAGCAAAAAAGCTAATACAACAAGGAGAGGATATGGTATACCTGAAGTAAAATCTAAAAAGGATTTAAAAGGTAGAACTTATGGCAATATTGGTGGTGGTCGAACAGGCGATACTACACCTTCATATAAAAATCCCGACGCTCCTGGTGGTAGAAGTAGAATCGCAAACTCTCCTACTACATACTCTAGATCAACTCCTATATATGCTGATTTTAAAAAGCTTTATGGGACAACGAATGATGGACCAAATAAAGGTATTCACAGCTCTAAAAGTTATGGTATAAATAAAATTTTAGGAGACTTAGATAACAGCGGGGACTTAAGTGGTTATGAAGCTAAAAGACAAGCTGCTATTGAAAAAAATATGTCTAAAGGTTCTACTAAAAAAGGATATAAACATTAAACCAAATAACACCATTATTAGTATACCCAAATAAAAACAATTAACAAAACAAAAATTATTATTATGAGTTATTTACAAATCCCGCTTACGCCAGCGGTTAATGGCCAAACAAGTGTAGTTATTCAGAAAAAGGATATTTTAAGTGTTCTTGCTGTAAACGCTACAAGCACAGTTATCAACATGAACACAGGTGTTGCCGCTGAAGACGTGCTTACACTAACGCACACAGCTGCTGCAGCTGGATACAATGTTGCTGATGTTGTACAAGATGCTTGGGTTTCTAATCCAGGAGGTATTGTTGCAAAAATAGGAGGTATTCCTGCAACTGTTAGTGCAACTGGACAAGCTTTAACATTTGTTCAATTCTCAGCAGCAGTATTTAGCTAAGATGAAACCTAAAGGCTTAGGTGATAAAATAGAGTCTTTCACTAAAGTAACTGGTATTAAAAAAGTTGTTGATGCGGTGTCACAGGGTTTAAACATACCCTGTGGCTGCCAACAACGTAAAGAGACTCTTAATAAAATGTTTCCAGGAAAATGAGTTTTAAACTAAAACCACCTTTTGATAAATTTCCTACTCCAATAGTTAATGTTGCTTTTGAAGAAAGTGATGTTATAGGTAGAGCTGACAAAAGGGGAACCATTTTAATAAATAAAGATATAACTGATCCAGAGTTAATAAAAGAAACTATAAATCACGAAAATGTTCATATACATCAAATGGCAAGAGGTGATTTAGATTATGATAAAGATGCAATGTACTGGAAAGGAAAAAAATATTTAAGATCATCTTTTGATGAAGGTGATAAAACTTTACCGTGGGAAGCGCCCGCATATAAAGCAGAATAAATATGTCTAAACCTAAAAAAAAATTCGCAGAAACTACAGTAGGTAAACTATTGTTCGGTGCTGCATCATTAGTTAACCCCGCGTTAGGTAGTGTGCTAAGCGGTGTAACATCACCTGCTGAAGCTATAGCCGCTATCGGTAAATCCGACGTAAGTGGTGAAGATAAAATAAAACTACAACAGCTTATATTTGAACAACAAAATAAAGAGATGGAAGCTGTTACATCAAGATGGAAAGCCGATTCAATGTCAGATTCGTGGCTTTCGAAAAATGTACGCCCACTAGTTTTAGTGTGGTGTATTGTTATATTTTCTATTGCTGGTTTACTTGATAGCATAGATTCTATTCCGTTTCATATAGGCGAAACGTGGAACGATACTTTTGAAAAAGTAATGATGTCTGTTGTTTTAGCCTATTTCGGTGGTCGGACAACTGAAAAAGCTACAAGTTTATTTAAAAAGTGAAGAAAACCTGTAACTATATTAATACATTAATAACCAATTAAATTAAATTAAAATGAGTGAAGTAAAACAAATGATTACCAAAGACCAACTGAAAAAAATTCAGGACTTTCAAAAAGAATTAAACAAATTTTTAAACGAAGTTGGATTTTTAGAAGCCCAAAAAACCGCAGTATTGGGTAAGTTCCATGAAGTTAACAAGCAGACTGAAGACTTCAAAAAAGAATTAGAAGACGAGTATGGATCTATTAATATTAATTTAGAAGATGGATCATTTACTCCTATTGAAAAAGAAGAAGATAAGAAGTAATGTCGTCTGTAATTAGAAAGATAAGTATTGGTTCTGACTATAAAACTGATGCTATGCACTACTCGTTGGGGCAGTCAGTATATGGTGGTCATACAATATCTCATATACTTTCCGATAAGACAGATAATTCTTATAATATTTACATCAAAAAACGAGACGAGGTATTGCCATGGAAAAAGTTCAACTGTAACATGGCAATCTCCGTTGAGTATGATTTAGAATATTAATGAAAAGTTTATTTGATTTTATCGTTGAGCCTGTTGGCCAGCGATATTCTAATAAAGTCAAAGTAGGTGACAAAAGCCTTATAATCAATACCCAAGTAGAAACTTTTAAGTCTGTAAATAATATAGCTAAAGTTATAGAAACACCTTTATCATTTAAAACTGATATTAAAAAAGGTGATTTAATAATGATTCATCATAACGTGTTTAGAAGATGGTACAACATGAGAGGTGAAGAAAAAAATAGTAAGTCTTATTTCAAAGATGGTTTATATTTTGTTCAATTAGATCAAGTTTACTTATACAAAAGAAAAGATAAATGGATAACTATCAATGATAGATGTTTCATAAGTCCAATCAAAAGTAATGACAATACAGTGTCAGATCAGGAGCAATATCTTATTGGTGTATTAAAATATGGTAATAGTGCCTTAGAAGCGCTAGGACTCAACGAGGGAGACTTAGTTGGTTACACACCTAACGGAGAATATGACTTTGTCGTTGATGGCAAACGTCTTTATTGTATGAAATCTAATGATATTGTAATTAAACATGAACGTCAAGGAAACGAAGAAGAATATAATCCACGCTGGGCACGTAGCGGTTGAAGAATTAATTAAAGTAGCTAAAGAAGCTATTGTAGATTCTGATGACGATATATCTGCTGATAGATTAAAAAACGCCGCTGCAACTAAAAAGTTAGCTATATTTGATGCTTTTGAAATACTCAACCGTATTAAAGAAGAAGAGGATATGTTAAACGATAAACCAAAAGAAGAAAAGAAAAAAGAAGCTTTTGGAGGTTTTGCAGAAAGAAGATCTAAATAATGTACGAGCAAACATTATACAAAGTAATTGATCATATAAAACCACAAGCCATAAAAAGATTAAATAAATCTAAAAAATGGGATTATGGTTACAATAAAGAATATGATGTTATTGTTATATCTAAAACCGGTGAAATAGGTGAGGTTTATGAAATACAAAATTTAAAAATAGCATTACCAAAACAAAAAGATGTTAACAAGGATTACGACAAATGGCAAGTACATGAGTATCCTAAAACATTAAATAAAATTAAAACAATATTTGACTGGAAAGAATATCCAGATGATTTTAAAGAAAAATGGTATGCGTATATTGATAGAGAATTTGCTAGGCGCCACGAAGGCTATTGGTTCACTAATAAAGGTGAAGCTACTTATATTACTGGTACTCATTACATGTACCTGCAGTGGTCCAAGATTGATGTTGGGCAAGCAGATTTTAGGGAAGCAAACAGATTATTCTATATATTCTGGGAAGCTTGTAAAGCAGATTACCGTTGCTACGGAATGTGCTACCTCAAAAACAGACGGTCTGGTTTTTCATTCATGGCATCAGGTGAAACTGTCAACCTTGCCACTATCTCTAGTGATGCTAGATACGGTGTCCTTTCGAAGTCCGGGGCTGATGCAAAGAAAATGTTTACCGATAAAATCGTACCAATTTCCGTCAACTATCCATTTTTCTTCAAACCGATTCAAGACGGTATGGATCGACCAAAAACAGAACTTGCATATAGAGTTCCCGCTAGTAGATTTACAAGACGTAAATTAGATAGCAATGAAAAGTTAGAGGAGATAGAAGGATTAGATACAACTATTGACTGGAAAAACACTGGAGACAACAGCTATGATGGTGAAAAATTACAATTATTAGTACACGATGAATCTGGTAAGTGGGAAAAACCTGATAATATATTAAATAACTGGAGAGTTACGAAAACTTGTTTACGATTAGGTTCTAGAATTATAGGTAAGTGTATGATGGGGTCAACATCAAACGCTTTAGACAAAGGAGGTAGAAATTATAAAAAACTATACGATGATTCAGACGTTACCAGAAGAAACCGCAATGGGCAGACTAGCTCGGGATTATATAGCTTGTTCATACCTATGGAATGGAATTACGAAGGATACATCGATTCTTATGGGTTACCTGTCTTTGAGACACCCAAAAAACCCAAAAAAGGACCAGATGGTTTCCCGATTGAAATTGGTGTTATCGAACACTGGGAAAATGAAGTAGATGGCCTTAAGGATGATCCTGACGCGCTTAATGAACTATATAGACAGTTTCCACGTACAGAAAAACATGCTTTTAGAGATGAGACTAAACAATCTTTATTTAATTTAACAAAAATATACGAACAAATAGATTATAACGAAGATTTAAAACACTCAAACACAGTTACACAAGGTAATTTTCAATGGGAAGGTGGGATTAAAGATACAAGCGTTATGTTTGTTCCAAGCAAACAAGGTAGGTTTTTTGTTTCTTGGGTGCCAAATGTTAGTCAACAAAACAGAGTTCTTGTAAAAAATGGTAGAAAGTTTCCAGGAAATGAACACATGGGTGCTTTTGGGTGTGACAGTTACGATATATCAGGAACTGTAGACGGTAGAGGTTCTAAAGGTTCATTACATGGTTTAACTAAGTTTAGCATGGAAGATGCTCCACCTAATTTATTTTTTTTAGAATATATAGCTAGACCACAAACTGCTGAAATGTTTTTTGAAGATGTACTTATGGCTTGTGTTTTTTATGGTATGCCTATACTTGCAGAAAATAATAAACCAAGACTATTGTATCATTTTAAAAGAAGAGGTTACAGAGGTTATTCTATGAACCGACCAGATAAAACAATGCACAAATTATCTGTAACTGAAAAAGAAATAGGTGGTATACCTAATTCGAGTGAAGATGTAAAACAAGCCCATGCTGCGGCTATTGAAGCTTATATTGAAATGTTTGTTGGCTACAACAATGAACAGTATGGAACGATGTATTTTCAAAGAACATTAGAAGACTGGGCAGCATTTGATATAAACAATAGAACAAAACACGATGCATCTATAAGCTCTGGTTTAGCTATCATGGCTTGTAATAAAAACAAATATAGACCCATACCTGAAACTGTAAGACAACCTGTTAATTTAAGTTTTGCAAAATATAATAACAAAGGTAGAGAATCAAAAATAATTAATTAGATGAAATTAAACACTGGTGTTAATAGTGCGTTTCCTGATCAGATGGTATCTGAAGAGGAAAAGAGAAGTTTAGAATATGGGTTATTAGTAGGACAAGCCATTGAGTATGAATGGTTTAGAGGTGGTAGAGTTAATGGTAGTAGATGGAATACAGGTTACCAAAATTTTCATAATCTTAGGTTATATGCTAGAGGAGAGCAAAACGTACAAAAATATAAAGATGAATTATCTATAAATGGTGATTTATCTTATTTAAATTTAGACTGGAAGCCAGTACCTATTATACCTAAATTTGTAGATATAGTAGTAAATGGTATTGCATCTAAAAATTATGATATAAAAGCTTTTTCACAAGATCCTTTTGCTTTAAAACAAAGAACTCAATATGCAACTAACATAGTTAGAGATATGTACTCTCAAGATTTGTTAGAAACAGCAAAGCAAAATACTGGTCAAGACTTTTCACAATCAAATATTCCAGCTGTAGATCTTCCAAGAACTAAAGAAGAATTAGAATTGCATATGCAATTAAGCTATAAACAAAGTATAGAAATAGCTGAAGAAGAAGTTATAAACAATGTTTTAGCTAATAATAAATATCATTTAACTAAAAAAAGAGTTATTGAAGATATTACAACAATAGGTATAGGATCTGTAAAAACAAATTTTACTAAATCTAATGGTGTTTTAGTAGAGTATGTTGATCCTGCTAATTTAGTATATTCTTATACTAATGATCCTAATTTTGAAGACATATATTATATAGGTGAAATAAAGTCAATGACTTTAGCTGAAATTAAAAAAAGGTTTCCATATTTAACTGATCAAGAGTTAGAAAAAATGGTTAAATATCCAGGTAGAGATGGTTATATAGCTAATCCTAATTACGATAATGATTTAGTTCAAATATTATTTTTTGAATATAAAACATTTATTGATCAAGTTTTTAAAATAAAACAAACTGATACCGGTTTAGAAAAAACTTTAGAAAAACCAGATACTTTTAACCCTCCACCTAGCGATAACTTTAATAGGGTTTCAAGATCTATAGAGGTTTTATTTAGTGGAGCTAAAGTAATGGGTGTACCTCAAATGTTAGAATGGAAATTAGCTGAAAACATGACAAGACCAGTTTCTGACACAACAAAGGTTAATATGAACTATACTATATGTGCGCCTAATTTATATCAAGGTCGTATAGAGTCTCTTGTTAGTAGAATAACTGGTTTTGCCGATATGATACAATTAACATCGTTAAAATTACAACAAGTAATTCAACGTATGGTTCCAGATGGTGTTTTTGTAGATGTAGATGGTTTAGCAGAGGTGGATTTAGGTAATGGAACTAATTACAATCCACAAGAGGCTTTAAATATGTACTTTCAAACTGGTAGTATAGTTGGAAGAAGTTTAACACAAGATGGTGATCCTAATAGAGGTAAGGTACCTATACAAGAATTACAAACCTCCAGTGCAAACGGAAAAATAGCATCACTTGTAAATACATATCAGTATTATTTACAGATGATAAGAGACGTAACAGGTCTTAATGAAGCGCGAGACGGCAGTTTACCAGACAAGGACGCTTTAGTCGGATTGCAAAAAATGGCTGCCAATGCTTCTAACATAGCTACAAAACATATTTTAGATGCTAGCTTATATTTAACTTTAAGAGCTTGTGAAAATGTTTCATTAAGAATAGCTGATGCTTTAATGTTTCCATTAACAGCCAACTCTTTAAAAGAAAGTATATCTGTTTTTAATGTTCAAACATTAAAAGAAATAGATTCTTTAAATCTTCATGATTTTGGTATATTTTTAGAACTAGAACCTGATGATGAAGAAAAAGCACAGTTAGAACAAAATATTCAAATAGCATTACAAAATCAAGGTATTGATTTGGAAGATGCTATAGATATTAGACAAATAAAAAATCTTAAGTTAGCAAATCAAATGCTTAAGCTTAAAAGAAAGCAAAAGCAAGAAAGAGATCAAGCTAATCAACAACAAATGATTCAAGCTCAAGCACAGGCTAATATGCAACAGTCTGAACAAGCGGCTATGAATGAAGTTGAAAAACAACAAGCTTTAGCACAAACTTCAATACAAATTGAACAAGCTAAATCTCAATTTGAAATACAAAGAATGGAGCAAGAAGCATTAATTAAAAAACAATTAATGGCTGAAGAGTTTAATTATCAGTTACAATTAGCACAAGCTAAAATTAACACCGATAGACAAAAAGAACAATTTATAGAAGATCGTAAAGATAAAAGAACAAAAATACAAGCAACGCAACAATCTAAAATGATTGAGCAACGTCAAAATGACTTGTTACCTACAGATTTTGAATCAGCAGGTATGGATAATTTAGGCGGATTTGGTTTAGAGCAGTTTGAACCGCAATAAACTATTTATTAATTTTTATTATATTATATTATGTCAGAACAAGTAAAAGAAGAAGGCACGTTTAAAATTAAACGTAAACCTAAACAATTGGTAAAAGACGATGTTATTAAAGTCGATTTATCAAAACCTAAAACAGAAGAAACAGATGCCATTCAAGTCGGAGAAACAAAGAAGGTGGTTGTGGGCGAACAAACCGGAAATAGCCCTAAAGTGGACGAACAAGTATCAGAGCCCAGCCCGATTTCTGAAGTTGAAGAAGAAGTAAAACCTATAGAAGAGGTCGTTGAAGAAGAAATAGTAGAATTAGGGGAAAAAATTGAAGAAAAAGTTATTGCTCCAACTCCAGAAGAGGCAAGAGAAATAGCTAAGCTACCAGAAAACATTGAAAAAGTCGTAGACTTTATGAAAGAAACTGGTGGAACATTAGAAGATTATGTAAGATTAAATGCAGATTATTCTAACGTAGACAACGATACTCTATTAAGAGAGTATTACAAACAAGCCAAATCACACTTAGATTCAAGTGAAATTAATTTCATGATTGAAGATAATTTTTCATATGATGAAGAAGTGGACGAGGAACGTGAGATTCGTAAAAAGAAACTTGCGTATAAAGAAGAGGTTGCTAAAGCCCGAAAGCATTTAGATGGTTTAAAAAGTAAATATTACGAGGAAATCAAGTTGAGACCTGGTATTACACGAGACCAACAAAAAGCTATGGACTTTTTCAATCGCTATAATGAAGAGCAAAACACAGCTCAACAACAACATGAGGCTTTTAAAGCTAATACTAAAGAGTATTTCACTAATGATTTCAAAGGTTTTGATATTAATGTTGGTGAAAAAAAATTTAGATACGGTGTTAAAAATCCAAGTGAAGTTGCAACTAAACAATCGAATATTGCAAACACAATTAAGAAGTTCTTAGATGACAAAGGTAATGTAAAAGATGTTAAAGGTTATCATAAAGCTATGTATGCCGCTGAAAACGTTGACAAGATAGCACAACATTTTTATGAGCAAGGTAAATCCGATGCTACTAAAGATCTTGTTGCTAAATCTAAAAACATATCCGAAGATGTTAGGCCATCGCCTACCGGAGACGTATTTGTTGGTGGATTAAAAGTTAAATCGATCAGTGGTCTTGATTCTTCAAAACTGAAGATTAAAACAAGAAAATTTAACTAAAAACAAAATTAATTATTATGGGACAAATTACTCCTGTGTTTGGAAGTATAATACCTTCTCAACAACAATTAGCGCTACAAAACAATTATTTAGCGTTTAATACTGGTGGTGCAAACGACTTTGTACAACAGTACCTACCTGAAGTATATGAAGCTGAGGTAGAAAGATATGGAAACAGAACTTTAAATGGTTTCCTTAGAATGGTTGGCGCTGAAATGCCAATGACATCTGATCAAGTAATTTGGTCAGAACAAAATAGATTACACGTTTCTTATAACAATGTAAATCAAACTGGTGGTGCAGGTGTTGCACAATTAGAATTTGCTTTAGGTGGTAACCCAGCTGTATCAAATGCTATTTTTCCAAATGATACAATCGTTGTAATGAACCCATCTACTGGTGTTACACTAAAAGGTGTGGTATCTACTAGTTTACCAGGTGGTATTGGACAAAGAGTTATTGCTTATCCATTTACTGCAGCTAACTGGGATGCTTTAGGAGTTGGAGCTACAAACCTTAAAATGTTTGTTTACGGTTCTATCTTTGCTAAAGGATCTGTTGGACCTGTAGACAATGGTTTAGCCGCTGGTTCTTACAAATCTATTCAACCTTCATTTACTCAATATTCTAACAATCCTATTATCATAAAAGATTCATTCCAAATTAATGGTTCTGATATGGCACAGATTGGATGGGTAGAAGTTGCTACAGAAGATGGTACATCAGGATACTTATGGTATCTAAAGTCTGAGTCTGAAACAAGACTAAGATTTGATGACTACTTAGAAATGGCAATGGTTGAAGGTGAATTAGCTACTGGAGCTGGTGGACAAAGTTTTGCTGCTCAACAAGCTAACATCCAAGGATTTGGTGGTGGTATCAACGCTTATGGATCTGAAGGTCTTTTTGCTGCTATTCAATCAAGAGGTAACATACTATCTGGATTTTCTGGAGGTACTGGTATTTCTGATTTTGATCAAGTACTTAAAAACCTAGATACTCAAGGAGCTATCGAAGAAAACATGCTTTTCTTAAATAGAGGTCTTGATTTAGATTTTGATGATATGCTAGGGCAAATCTCTGCTGGACAATCTGGTGGTACTGCTTATGGTTTATTTGAAAACTCTGAAGATATGGCACTTAATTTAGGTTTCTCTGGTTTTAGAAGAGGTTCTTATGACTTCTACAAAACTAGCTGGAAATACTTAAACGATGCTTCTACAAGAGGTGGAGTTGCAGTAAGTGGAATAGAAGGTGTATTAATACCTGCTGGAACATCAACTGTGTATGACCAACAATTAGGTACTAACATAAGAAGACCATTCTTACACGTTAGATATAGAGCTTCTCAAACTGAAGACAGAAGATACAAAAACTGGATCACAGGATCTGCTGGTGGTGCTTACACTACTAACTTAGACGCGATGCAAGTTAACTGGTTATCTGAAAGATGTTTGGTTACTCAAGCTGCGAATAATTTCGTATTATTCCAACAATAAGATTGCGGTAGTACTTACCCTCGTTAAACTAACGGGGGTAACTATTACTTTTATTAATTATATTATATTATATCATGTCAAAAACTAAAGAAATACAAGCCCCTAAATGGGAGATGAAAGATAGAAGATACTATCTATTAAACGAAAAAGAACCGTTAACATATACTTTAAATTCTAGAAACACTAGTAGACATCCATTATTATGGTTTGACGAAAAAACAGGGGAGCAAAAAGAATTAAGATATGCAACAAATCAAAATTCACCGTTTGTTAGTGAACAAAAAGGTGAAGTAACGCTAGGACACATTGTATTTGAAGATGGAGTTTTAGCTGTTCCAAAAGAAAAACAAAATTTACAAAAACTACTTTCATTATATCATCCAAAGAAAAATACTATATATACCGAATGGGAAGCAGAAGTAGTAGCGGAAGATGAATTAGAAGATATTAACGTAGAATTAGACGCAATGCTTGCAGCAAAAGAAATGGATATAGACCATGCAGAAGCTGTATTAAGAGTTGAAATAGGATCAAAAGTTTCTTCGTTAAGTTCTAAAGAATTAAGAAGAGATTTATTACTTATGGCAAGAAAAAATCCAACTGCTTTTTTAGCTATAGCTAGTGATGAAAACGTAGGTTTAAGAAACGTAGGTATTAGAGCTGAAGAACAAGGCATAATTAAAATATCTCAAGATCAAAGAACTTTTCATTGGGGATCTAATGATAGAAAACTAATGACTATACCTTTTGATGAAAACCCTTATTCTGCATTAGCAGCTTGGTTTAAAACTGATGAAGGTGTTGAAGTTTTTAAAACAATTCAGAAAAAGTTACAATAATATGTAACTATAATATAGTGAAGGGTCACTTAAAATGTGGCCCTAATCACTATTAACTAAAATATTAAAATGGCAATAAACGTAAATACTGTATATCAAACCGTTTTATTAATACTAAACAAAGAACAGAGAGGTTATATGACACCTGTTGAGTTTAATAAAACAGGTGCTCAAGCTCAACTGGAAATATTTGAAACATATTTCGATAGTTTAAATCAGCAGATACGTATTCCACAAACAGATACAGATTACGCAGATAGAGTGGCTAATCTTGATGAAAAAATCTCTATATTTAAAGAATTTGGAAACGCTACATCAATATCTTCAAGTAACGTTTTTAATTTACCACAACAATTTTCCGGTTCAGGATCTATAGCAACAACAACTTTACCAGCCGCAACAGCGGCAGCAACCACAGCTTATGTTATACAAACAGCTACAGCTGATCAAGTTGCTAATGGAGTTGTAGAGATATTTGCTAATGGTATATTGCTTTCTGAAGCTTCTTATGATATATCTGGTACAACAATAAATTTCTTTTCACAACCAACAGCTGGTCAAACGTTAATAGTCAATGTTTATCCAAAAGAGTTTTATAGATTAGGTGACTTGTTCTATCAAACAGGTGCTTTACCAACTCAAGAACTAGAAAGAGTAGGAACTAAAGATCTTTTCCATTTGTTAAGTTCTAAACTTACAGCACCAACTACAACTTACCCTATATACACTTACAAAGATAATAAAATAACTGTATACCCTAGTTCTATAACCAATGGTGTTACAGTATCTTATATAAGAAAACCAATTGCTCCTATATGGAATTTTACAACTGGTTTAAATAATCAATATATATTTAATGCTTCTACTTCATTTAATTTTGAATTACATCCAGCTGAACAAATTGAATTAATATTAAAAATATTACTATATGCAGGTGTTGTAATTAGAAGCCCAGAAATAGTACAAGTAGCAGCTCAACAAGTTGCACAAGAAAATATTAATCAACAAAGATAATAAATTATGCCAACACCTAATGGAGGTTTAATAACCGAAACTAATAGACAATATTACGCTGGAGCTCAGCAGTTTACATCTAATGGTACAGCTAATCAAACATTTACAAGTACATTTAACACTGATTTAGTTGTTGGTTTAGGTAATTATTCTGATCCTGGAACCAATGGATATAATTTAAATAATTTTAAAATTTTTACTAGCCCTGATGCAAATGTTTGGACTGAGTTAACGCCTAAAAATACTGATTTTGACGCTACACTTAATTCTCCTGCGGCAGGAAGTCAAAACGATGTAGACGTTATTGCAGATCCTAACATTGTTGGTGGTAATATTTTTTCTTTAGTAAATAAAACAACTGGTTTTGTTTATGGAACAATTGTTACATCTGTAAACAATGGTGGTTTTGATACATTAACTTTAAATCAAGCTTTGCCAGCTGCTGGTATTGTAGCTGGAACCTTACTTAGTATTAGAAGAAATGTAACTTGGACAATGTCTAGTCCTGGTGTTATTACAGTGCCTCAAGCTTTAACTGTAAACACTTATTTAAAAATACAATTAAACGACAATACTATAGATAATGTTCATGGAGATTATGAATATACTAGACTAGATGATGTTATTAATAATTTTTTAATTGCTTATGTTGGTGCTGGTAAACTTATAACAAGTGTAAAAAGAACAGATGTTATATTTCACGCTAGACGTGGTTTACAAGAATTTAGTTACGATACTCTTAAAAGTATAAAATCTTCTGAATTAACAGTTCCTTCTAGTTTAAGTTTAACTATACCACAAGATTACGTTAACTATGTTAAATTATCTTGGACAGATGAATTAGGTGTCTTACACACTATATATCCTACAAATAATTTGAATCAAAGCCCTTATTATACGTTTAGTCAAGATGACGAAGGTAATCCTATACAAGATAGTAATGATGCAAATACTGAAGTAACTTCTAAAGCAAATGCAGCGTGGAATAAAACAGATCCTAGATATATAAGTGGAGGTTTTAGAAATGATTTAGATAATGCTAATGTATTAGATAGAAATTATACAGACGGAGCTTTAGGTCAAAGATATGGTTTAGAGCCACAAACAAGTCAAAAAAATGGTTGGTTTAAAATTGATGAAAGAAAAGGTACGTTTAATTTTACCAGTAATCTAGCTAATAAATTAATATTATTACAGTATATTTCAGATGGTAATGCCTATGATCTTGACGCTAGAATACCTAAACTTGCTGAAGAAGCTTTATATGCTTATATATTGCACGCTATATTATCTGTATCCTCTAACGTTCAAGAGTATATAGTAAGAAGATTTAAACAAGAAAAAAGTGCTAAATTAAGAAATGCAAAAATTAGATTATCTAATCTTAAACTTGATCAAATTATTCAAGTTATGAGAGGTAAATCTAAATGGATTAAATAATAATACATGGCAGAAATTAAAAATAGTTTTCTAAGGTCCAAGATGAATAAAGACTTGGATGATAGATTAATACCTAACGGTGAATACAGAGATGCGCAGAATATATCTGTAGGAAAGTCAGAAGCTGATGATATAGGTGCTTTAGAAACTGTTTTAGGTAATACTTTAGTTACTAATTTTGGTTTAAGTGGTGTAGAAACAATTGGTTATAAAACAATAGAAAACACAAATCAAATTATTGTTTTTTTAACTGATAACACTAATCACTATATATATAGTTACATACCTAATACAACTCCTGTTCTTTTAGTAACAGGTTCTTTTTTAAATTTTTCTACTAATAGCCCTATAACTGGTATAAGTGTTATAGAAAATTTATTATTTTGGACAGATAACAGAAATCAACCAAGAAAAATAAATTTAAATTCAACTAACAATGGTGCGTACTACACTAAAGAGAATCATATATCTGTAGCTAAATATAATCCTTATCAACCTATAGGTCTTTTAAGTAAAACTTCTAAAATCACATCTGGTTTAGTTGGTGACATATTAACTGTTCCAAACACTACTGGCATAGTAAAAGGAATGTCTGTGGTAGATTATTCTAACAATACTTTAGGCCCTGAAGATTATGTTTATGTTTTAGATATACCTTCTTCAACAACAATACAATTAAAAATTCCTATAGGTCACACTATCACTGGTGTAACAAGTGGAGACACTATATATTTTCTTCAAACAACAATGACAGGTGAGTCTATTACTTTTGATTTTAATCAAGGTAATACTTGGCCTGGTGATCCTGATTATTTAGAAAGTAAACTTGTAAGATTAAGTTATAGGTTTAAATTTGATGACGGTGAATATTCTTTAATGGCTCCTTTTACTCAAATTGCTTTTATACCTAAACAAAAAGGTTATTTTTTAGGAAGTGGAGAAAGTACTCCTGGCGCAGGTGATCAAACGACTGAAGATGAAAACAGTGCGTATAGAAGCACTATTGTAGAATTTATGGAAAACGGAGTTCAAAATATTAAATTATTAATTCCTTTTCCTGATACATTAAATAAAATTCAACCTTCTTCAGAAGCATCTTATAAAATAAGATCAATTGATATACTTTATAAAGAATCTGATGGTTTAGCTGTAAAAGTTATTGATACAATAGATTATAACGAGCCTTTTAATGAAACTAATGGAGATGCTTGGACAGCAACAACCGATACTAATATTTTAACATATAATTATCAGTCTAGAAAGCCGTTTAGAACACTTCCCACCGCACAAACTACAAGAGTTTATGACAAAGTACCTGTTAAAGCTTTAGCTCAAGAAACAGCAGGTAATAGAATTATATATGGTAATTTTTTAGATAAATATACTTCTCCTAGGTTTTTAGAATATATAATTGGTGTTGGGCCAAAATCATTAGCTAAAAATTACGACAACTGGGCAGAGTATCCAAATCATACCGTAAAACAAAATAGAAATTATCAAGTAGGTTTTGTTTTAGTTGATAAATTCGGTAGACAATCAGATGTTATTTTATCTGGAGTAAAAACTCAAGCAACAGTAGCTGTTGATGGTACAGTATATGGTGGTGACACTATTTACAACCCTTATAATTCTAGCGTAAGTGATTTAAAAAATTGGTTTGGAGATGCATTAAAAATAGATATAAGTTCACCAATAACTGTTGCAAAAGATGATACTGTTGGAACTCCTGGTTTATATGCTAATCCTGGAACTGGTTATAATACATATAATGCTACACCTGGAAACCAACCTGTTATAAACGGTAATACATACACATTTACGTTAGGTTCTGGTCAAACACAAGTGCCAACTATTGGTTCTTTTTTAGAGGGTGAGTTTACGGATTATGTTAAAGTTGCAAACGTTACAAATGTAAACAATGATTACACTATAACAACAATCGGTCAAGTAAGTTCTATATATTTGCAACAATCACCATCTGATCCTGATGTAAAATATAAATACACTATTAATCCTACTGGTTGGTATTCATATAAAGTTGTTGTTAAACAACAAGAACAAGATTATTACAATTGTTATTTGCCTGGTTTTTTAAATGGTTATCCTGAGTTTCAATCAGGTGCGACACCTTTTCCAACTGGTGAAGATAATAAAACGGCACATACGGTTTTAATAAATGACAACATAAATAAAATACCTAGAGATTTGTCTGAAGTTGGACCTCAGCAAAAACAATTTAGAAGTTCAGTTCAACTATTTGGTAGAGTTGAAAACACTTTAATAGTTAGTTCTCCACCTACAGTTAATGATCCTAAAAATAATAGACAGTTTTTTCCAGGTGTAAACACTGATACGGCTATTACTATAGGTACAGCCACTGATTTAAACATGAGCTACTCTGATTTAAAAGAGCCTCAAGGTCATAATAACTTTTATCAATTAGATACAGATCCTCTTATAGCTAGAATTAGTACATCTCAACCTATTGGTCTAATACATACTAATAATGATAATACGAACATGTATTATAATTTATCTATTTATGAAACCGAGCCTCAGGATTCTTTATTAGATATATTTTGGGAAACGCCAACGGTAGGTTTAATATCAACATTAAATGACGCTATTCTTTCTGAATATGAAGGCGCTGTTGGTTGGTCAACTTATAGTTCTAGCGGTTTCACAGAAAGCATGAGTGGTGATTTTATAACAGGATTATCACCAGTTGATCAATCTGGTAACAATCTTTTTAATACATCTGCTTCAGCAATAACTGTTCTTGACGGGGCTGATAATGATGTTTCAGGTCAATTCAGTATCACAAGAACTGGGGCTGGAACTTTAGGTGATCCGTATTTATATAATTTTGGAAAAATTGGTGATGATTTTGTTTACAATTATAACCCAAACCCAAGATCTTACACTATATCAGCGGTAATAACAAACAATGAACCTGTTAGTCCTGTTACAAACCCAACACCTTTACAATTAAACGTTTTTTTACAAAACACTCAGCCAATTATAAACAGCGGTAATCCTTTACCAGCTGTAAACGATGTTAATCAAAATTTTGAAGGAACTATAGTTACAATAACCGGTGAAAACGGTGCGGCTAGTTCTAGTAGAAAATCAGAGCAATTAAAATGGAGTATTTCAAACGTCAGTCCTTCGTTATACGCTGGAGTTTTTTCTATAAATGAAACAACAGGGGTTATAACTAAAACAGGCACAGGAACAAACCCTGGCACATGTACATTAACTGTAAAATTAGAAGATGCTTATAATGGTTCTGCTTTATCTAGTGGTTCTTTAAGTCAAACTGCAACACAAGAAATTGGTATTGTTTCAGCTGTTATAGGTTATGCATTTTATGCATCACCTCCTGGTGTGTTTAATGCATCTTGTAATATTGATGGTTCACAAAATAATGCTTGTGGCTCTAATTTATACTACAATACTACAACAAACAGTGCTACGCCACAAGTTAATGATATTATAAGACAAGGACCAAATGGAACTAGTTCACCGTTTGCTGATGCAGGATATTACTCTTATAATTGCGCAGAAACTGGTTTAAACAATAGAAGAGTATTTTTTATTCAAGGAAATGATGGTAAAGTTACACAAGTAATTACATGTTAAAATAAGTGATAATAAAATTATGGCAATAATAGAAATAAAATACTTTAATTCTTTTTTACTTAAAAAAATTAAGACTATTGTAGATGCTGCTACAAAACCTGCAGCGCCATACGCTAACGTGCCTGGTGACTATGCGGCTGTTGCGGCAAATGATTGGTATATAGAAGAGGCTAGAATACGTGGAGGTTACAATAACACAACTGTTGATTTTGGTGTTAAAGCTTATTTAGATGAAGAAAATACTGATCAACAAAATAGATTTAATACTTTAATTTATTCTGGTATTTTTAATTCTAGAACTGGAGTTAATGATACTAATCAATTTTCTGTAGGTCAAGACATAACTAGATCTGCCGATCCAGCAAACGGTTCTATACAAAAGCTTTATGCAGAAGATACTAACTTAATTATATTTCAAGAAGATAAAGTTAGTAGAGCTTTAATAGATAAAGATGCTATATATTCAGCAGAGGGTGGCGGTAGTGTAACCTCTAGCAATTTAGTAATAGGACAAATAGTAGCTTATGCGGGTGAATACGGTATTGCTACAGATCCTTTTAGTTTTGCTGTATATGGTTATAGAAAATATTTTACAGATAGAAAAAAAGGATGTGTATTAAGGTTGTCTGCTGATGGTATTACAGAAATATCATCTTATGGTATGCATGACTTTTTTAGAGATGAATTAGCCGGTGTAAACAATAACACTGGTAACGCTGAACCAGTGCAGCAAATAAGAGCTGGATGGGATATTCACACTAAAAATTATGTTTTATCTATTCAAAAAACAAACGGTTCTTATAAAACAGTTTCATTTGATGAAGGTGTTTTAGGTTGGACAAGCTTTTTTGATTATAAACCTGATTTTTTAGTTAGTTTGCAAAATAATTTTTATAGTTTAAAAAATGGACAGCTTTGGCTACACAATGCTGGTAATTATGGTAGTTTTTATGGAACTACTTATGACTCAAACGTAACAGTTATTTTAAATAAAGAACCATCATTAGTTAAAAACTTTAAAACAATTAACTATGAAGGAGGCGATGGTTGGCAGCTAGAAAGCATGGTAACTAGCTCTGGTGATATTTCTGTTCCAGTTGGTGCATATACATTGCAAACAACATTAAGCTCCTTAGAATCAAATTTATTTGTAAATAATTTTAAAAGAAAAGAAAATAAGTTTTTTGCAAATTTAATAAATAATTCACCTGCAACTGGAGGTGAAATACTTTGGGGAGCTTCATCTACGGGTTTAAAAGGTTTCTTTACAGAGGCTAAAATAAAACTTGTTAATAGTGACTACCCAACAACTAAAAAAGAATTATTTGCAGTATCATCTGATATTGTAGAATCATCATATTAAATTAAATGGAATTAAACATACGTATGCTAAAAGATTCTGATTGGGATACTTTAGTAGAATGGTGGGATGCTTGGCCAAACTGGGTTAATCCACCTAAAGAATTTTTACCAAATAATGGTACAGGAGGGTTTATGGTTGAAAAAAATAGTCAACCAATAGTTGCAGGGTTTTTATATACTACAAACTCTAGAGCAGCTTTACTTGAGTGGATTGTTTCTAATCCTAAATATAGAGAAGACGATAGGCAGAAAGCTATAGAGCTTTTAATAGAGGGTGCTGAAAGCGTTTGTAAAAAACAAGGTATAAGATATATATTTAGCATAGGAAGAACTAAAAAACTTATAAATACACACAAAAAATTAGGTTATCATGTAGATGATAATCCTTCATATGAAATAACAAAAAAATTATAATATGGCAGCATTTACAGCAATAGCCGCTGGTGTTAGTGCAGCAGCAGCAGTAGGAGGAACAATAGCTGGTGTTTCAGGCGCTAACAAACAACGAAAAGCCGCGGAAAGAGATAAAGCGAGAGCGCAGAGAGAAGTTGAGTCTTTAATAAGATCTAGAGAGACGGTTATAAACCCTTATGCTGGCACTACAGATTTAAGTTCTATGGCTAAGGATTTGTCAGGACAAATGTCTAATCCTTTTGCTAGTTTAGGCGTTGCTACGCAAGCCGCTGAAATTAAAATTGAAGAAGCTGATATAGCGTTAGCAAATACTTTAGATACATTGAGAGCCACAGGCGCTAGTGCTGGCGGTGCAACCGCTTTAGCACAGGCCGCGTTGCAAAGTAAAAAAGGTGTTGCTGCGAGTATAGAACAGCAAGAGGCTCAAAATGAAAAACTAAGAGCTCAAGGCGAACAGCAGTTGAATCAAATGAAAATTTCTGAACAACAAAGATTACAAAGTATAGCTATATCTGAAGGTCAAAGAGTCCAAGCTGCTGATGCTGCGGGTAAACAGTTTGTGTTTAATACTGAAGAAAATAGATTAAATGCTGATTTAGATAGAGCTTCTGGTTTACAGACTCAAGCTCAACAAAGTATTGCAGATGCTAATGCTGCAAAATCTTCTGCTATTGCTGGTGGAATAAGTGCTGTAGGATCTATTGGAGCTGCATTTGCAACCGCGCCGGGAAAGCCGTAGGGAGTGGTCCCTCTAATACCTCCGCTTCTGTAAATATTCCAAAATATAAACCTAATGATACTGTAGGCTTTTACTCAAGCTTATTTGATGATTAAAATTAAAAATATGAGTTATAGAAACCCACAAATAATACGAGACACCTCAGGTCAAGCATATGGTCAAGCTGTGGCAAACATAGGTCAATCTTTAGCTAAAGGTATAATTACAGCAAGTGCTAGAAGAGAACAACAAAGAAAAGAAGCTGAAGCAGAAAGAAAAAGAACTCAACAGATAGGTTACGGTATACAAAGTAAAGCTTACGAGCAAAGAAACAAAGTGTATTCAGAAATGCTTAAAAAAGAACCTGGTTTAGCTGAGCAATTTAAGCAGCAAACTGAAATATTATTAATGGGAGGTGAAGGAGTAGAAATGGGTGCTATCGAAGCTAGAACTCTGCTTGCTACATCAGATAATTTAGATATAAAAGAAAAACAAAAACTACAAGGTATAATAAATAGATATGATGTTTTTCAAAACGGATTACAAGGTAATGCTGGTAAAATACTAGCTGAAACAGAAGTTTATAGTAAAACTTCACCTGCTGATTTTGATAGTAAATACCGTTGGACCGGTTCTAATCAATATGAAAGAACCGCATCACAATTTGCAGCCGCAGCTTTGTCTAATGAAGAAATACCAGGCGCAAGATATGAAAAAAAATTATACACACCTACAACCGATGGTGAGCAAGTGGTGGGTATAAAAGTTTTTGTAGATCCAAACGATCCTTCAATGAAAGGTAAATTTGATGATGAAAAAATGTACCCAAGAAATCAAAATGGAGAAGTAGAAATAGAATGGAAAAAAGATTTAAATAAATGGGACGAAGGTTTGTTAGAAGAAATAGTTAAAGTTCCTGATAGCGTAGAATTATTTAAAACATCAGGTATCACTAATGATGAAGGTAAATTTAATGAAGATCAATATTTAAACATATCTGGTACATCTGAAAAAATAAAAGGTATAACTCAATATAGTCAAGTTAAAACCACTAGAGATGTTAATGTAGCGGGTTGGGCTAATAATACTGTACTTCAAGATGAAATTTTAGCCAAATCAGAAGGTTTACAAGGTATGAGAGATGATGAATTATCTGCTTTTATGGAAGTAAAAATGCAAATAGGTGGATTTGATATAGCAAAATTTAGAGAAAAAAGTACGGAAGATCAAGTTTTAGAAATAAAAAAAGAACTTAACGAAGAGTATATTATCCAAAAAACTAAAAACTTAGACAAAAGATCAGCTAAAGAGGGTGAAGCGGGTGCTGTAAAAGATCCTTTAAATTCAGAAAACTATGTGATATATTACGAGGGCACTTCTGATATAAGGTCTACGCCATCCGATGACGGGACTTATACTAAAACGCAAGTTTCTAATAGTATTAAAGTAAATAAAAACTGGACTAAAAATGAATCTGTTCTTAAAGGAATATTTAACTCATTAACTGCACCAGGCAGTACTCAGCCACCTGCTAAAAAAGTTATGGCTGATTTTGCAAAAACAAATATAGCGGCTATGCCAATATATGGTGAAGATGACAATCTAATTGGTTATGAGTTAAAAAATCAATTAGTATCTACAAAACCAGCACAAATATTGCTAAACGAATCACCAGAGTCTATAAATCAAGCGATTAAAGTTGCTTCTGGTTTATCTTATTCAATTGGAACTGAATGGGCTGATTTGATGCCAGATGAATTTAGTGTTTATGAAGAATAATTAAAATTTAATATTATGCCAAGATATAAAGCTAACGGAAAAATATATAATCTTCCTGAGGAAAAAGTAGAGCAATTTTTGCAAACTTATCCAAATGCAATTTTAGTTGAAGATGAAGAAGTAAAGTTAAACGGTATTGCGGAGACGGATGCGTCTGTAATACCAGGGAAAAATATGGCGTCCACATCGGATCCTGGTTCTTCGGGTTTACCAAAAATACCAACTCAAATAGGTGATGAGTTGCAAGGTGTATCTATAGATGATATACCAAGAGAAACACCAACTAATGGTGAATTAGTATTTGGTGACCCTAGAGATTTAAATACGCAGATTACAGATTATAGAAAAGATTATATTGATGCTTTTAATGGTAGAGGTCGATTTGCTGAAATGTTGGTTGATAAAAATCCTAAAGAACGTTTAGAATTAATTGAGAGATTAATACCTAAACCTAAGTATGTAGATAAAAAATACAATAAACAAACAGATTCTTATGATGAAAAACCTACAGAAGAAGCTGTAGAAATTTTTAGCTCTTATTTACCTTCTGATTTTGATTTATTTGATAAACCTGAGCAGTTTAACAAAGCTATGGAAGATGCTAAAGTGCAAGCTTTAAATAATGATCCTGTAGTTAAAATTATGTTAGGCGCAAGAATGTCTATTGTAACTAAAGAAGCTGAGCAATATAAATTAGATTTAGCTAAAAAATATAATTTAAACGATCCTAATGATTATGACAAAGCCGAGAAGGATTATCAAAATTGGTTTAATACAAATGTTGTACAATATGTAGAAGATTCTGAAACCGTGCAAGCAATAGAAGATCAATTAGAAGATGTTGGAAACGTTGCTATGTCAAATAGAAACACAGAATATGGTCGTGATAAAGATTTTATGCTTTCAGCTTTTGATTTTGACAAAGATTCTAGTGTTTTAGATTTTGGAGAAGCAATGTATAAAAGTGTAAGACAAATGGGTGTTAGTTATAGAAAATCTGTAACTAGTCAATTTCATGGTAATATAATAAAATACGATAAAAAATTACAAGATTATAAAAAAAGACTGGATGCTGGAAAAATTAGTCAAGAAAAATATGATGGCTTAGTTAAGTATTATGAAAATAGAAAAGAAAAAGCTCAACGCTCTATAGTAAACAACGTTAAAGCTATTTCTGAAACTGAAGGTTATTTAAGTTTATTTGAAAAATCTGATTTAAAAGATGGTGCGCAATTTGAGGATCTTATAAGAATAGTTGGTGAAGCAATACCTCAATTTGCTGCTGCTGGCGCAGGTGCTGTAACAGGTAATCCAGCTTTGGCGAGCATGGGTTTAATTTCTATATTTGGTCAAGAGTATGGCAATAATTACTACGAAGCAATAGCAGAAGGTCTTTTAGCTGAAGGTATTAAACCCACGGAAGAAAATATAGCTAAAGCCATAAGCGATGGTAAATATGCTAATAGAGCTGAAGCTGCTGCTTTTGCTGCTTTAGGAACTGCTTTAGAAAGAGTTGGAGCTAAAGGCATTATGAAAGATCTTGCTAAAAACATAGGTTTCCAAAATCTTAAAAAAATGTCTTCATCAATATATAAAAATGGTATAAAAGATTTTGTTAAAAAATTAGTAAAAAAAATACCAAGTTTTGCTAAATCCCCTGCAAGAGAATATTTAACTGAAGGCGCTCAAACAGGTTTATCACAATTATCTGTTGGTTCACAACTAGAATTAGAAACAGATTTAAACTTAGGGTATACAAAATTTTTAAATGGAGAAGAAATATTAGAAGCCGCTGAAGCAGGTGGTTGGGTTGGTGGAATACTACGCGTAGGCGGCGCAACAATAAACCAAACAACTCTTGAACTTAGAAATTCAGCTAGAGATGTTGCTACTAAATTTGATTTAAAAGGTAGTATGCTTAAAAAAGTTAATGGATTTTTTAAAGCTGTAGAACAAGATTTAAAAGTTAGGTTTGAAAAAGGAGAACTTACACAAGATCAATATCAAGAAGAATTACAAAATCTTAGTAACACTAGAAATACAGGTATTAAAATACCTAAAAATTACAGCGAAGAAAGCAAACAAAGAGCTTTTGATTTAATTTTTGAAAAAACTAAACTTACTAATGAAATAGCTGGTTTAGATGAAAGTTCAGTTGAGCCTCAAAAAGAACAAATAAAAGATATAAACACAGAGTTAGCTGTAATATCTTTAATTGAAAAAGGTAGAATTAAAGCTGATCAAGACAGTGCACAAGATACCGCTAGCGCTACTAAAATAGGTAAACAGTTAGGTTTTAGTGTTAACAAGCTAACGCCAGAACAGATAAAAGAAAAAGGATATAACGTTAAAGAAGATTTAGGTTTTATAGAAGGTGATCAAATATTTTTAAATGAAGATTTGATTGGTAAAAGTACAAACGTTAAAACAGCTTCTCACGAGCTGTTGCATGGTATACTGTATAATTCTATAAAAAATGGTAAACTAAGTAGATCTATTATAGAAAAATGGTATAAAAATAATTTGTCAGAAGAGCAAATAAAAGTTTTAGATCAAAGAATGGAAGATGGGGGTTATAAAACTCTTAAAACTAAAGAAGGTAAAAACTATTTAGATGTAAGACCCGATGAATATTTAACTCAAATATACGAAGCTGGTTTAATTGATCAACCTGGTATGTTTGAAAAAGTAAAACTTTTAGTTCAAGATATTTTAAATTTAATCCCTGGCGTAAATGTTAAGTTTGTTAAAAAAGATGATTTAAAAGATTTTTTAAGAGCTTATCAAACAAGCATAAAAACAGGCAAGTTATCTCAAAAAGTTGTAGATGTAGTGGGTGGTAGAATTGATGTTAAAGCACCGGTTGCTTCTTCAAAAATAACACCTAAAGCTCAAGAATTTATTGCATTAAATAAAGAAGGTGTTATTACTAACGAAGCGTTAGTAGATATTATAAATTCTCCTTCATCTACTTCGGTAGATAAATTTGGAGCTATAGAAGCTGTTGTAGAGGCTAATTGGCCTGTTATAAGTAATGCTATAAAGTTTAACCCAACAGGTGCTATACCTATGGATGCTGTTAAAACAGCTGTAACAGAGCAAATTCAAGGTATATTTCCAGGTAGAAAAGTTCCTTTGTTTAAAGGTTATAATGAAAGCCAAGGTAAAGTAAATACTGTTATTAGTAGTTTTTTAAGACCAAGACAAGCTGAAATATTAGAAAGAGCTAAAAAAATAGGTGGAATAACACAAGAAGGTGCTAGTGTTGACTCTAAAGAAGCTAAACAAATTAAAGATACTACTACAGAAAAACTTACAGAACAAGTTGCTACAAAACCTGTAAAGGCTAAAGAAAGTTTAAGAAAAAAAATTAAACTTACTGATGCTACGAGCAAAAAAGTAGTTGATGCTGTTGTAAAAACATTTGGTACTAAGTTACCTCCTGCAGATTCTAAACAATTTAAACAAGCGTTGTTAAAAGCTTTTAAAACAGAATTAAAAACAACTATAGCTAAAGACGTTTTAGGATCAAGAGCGGCTTATGAAACTTTTTTAAGAGATAACTTTGAAGCTATAATAGAAGCATTACCTCAAGACGTTATAAATAAAAGGTTTAGACCGTTTGCAGAAGACACTGGTAAAAGAGAAAAAACCAAAGAAGGTAAAAAGATATTTAAGAAAAAAGATATTACTAAAGCGGAATTTATAAAATACTTTTTAGGTAGAAATGTAGGTACATCAACTAAAGGTACTAGAAAAGATGCTTTAGCAGAGGCTTTAGCTCAGGAATTTGCAACAGATGCTACTATGCAAACTATACAAAGACCTGATGTAAAAGAAAAAAGAGAGTTTGTAGACAAAACACAGACTACGGAAAAAGTTAGTAAAGCAATAGATAGACCTACAGATTTTGCTTTTAGTAAAGTAGCTCAAGACGCAATAGATAATATTGATTTTGCAGTTGAAGCTGCTCAAGGAAGAGTTAAAGTTGATGGTTTATTAAAGTTTTATAAATTACAAAACACTTTAGTTATTAAAAGTGAAAAAGATATAGATGCTTATGTTGATAAAATGATTGAAGATGTTTTTCCATTACTACCAAGAGAAGCATTTTTTGGTCCTAGTGGAGGAACTGCATTTACAAGTAGTAGTAAAATATTTGGTTTTAAAACATCAAAAGATCCTTTATGGGAAAAGGTTGTAAATAAATTTAAATCTTTAAATAAACCTAAAATTGATGGTAAAGATAATCCAAACTACGTTCCTGATAGCGCTTTTGGTAAACCAATATTAGATAATAGAGGTAATCCTATTGATTTTAAAGTTTCTTCATACGCTACTTTGTTTAAAAATCCAGCTACTATAGAAAAAAATATTAAAAATGGAAACATTGATAAATTTAATACTAAAGTTAGATTGATTCATGAAACTTTATGGAAAAGAATAAATGAATCTATTTCAAAAAACAAAAATGCAGCTACAGGAATAGCTACATATTTAAGAATAACAGCGAACGATACTAAACATTGGCACAAACAAGGCGCTGCTTTCGTAGGGTATTCTACAAAACCTGTTGGAAAAGTTAATTCCAAAGGTAAAAGAACGTTATATGAATATGAGCACGCTATGCCTGCTACCGCTGCTTACTTATATTTATTAGATGTTGCTTTGAGTAAGGGCAATTTTAAACCTGCTTATAATGCTGTAATGGATAATTACAAGTTAATTGCATTAGACAAGGCAGATAATGCTAAATTAGCTAAGGCTAAACTTGGAATTGGTATGCCTAAAGGCTGGAAGCTAGGTGAAAATTTTTGGTGGCAAAGATATTTTAACAGTGAAGTTGCTAAGTTCGACGGCGGAATAAACCCTATTTCTTTAACATTCACCAATGGAAGAACTTTTGCTGACCAACTTCAAATAAATTCATCTGGTAATTTTTCAACACCAGCTTTTTCTAAAGCTAGAAAACAGGCTAAAGTTTATAATGAAAAAATATTACCACCTGTTATAGATAAAAAGTTTGACAAAAATACAACTAATGATCAGGTTTTAGATGAAATGGAAAAACTTGATAAAGAAGCTTCAGACGCTAGAGTTGCTTTTAGTAAAACTCAAGATCTTAATAAAGATTTTAATGATATAATTGAAAGAGCTACAGGTATTGGTACGGAAAAAAGATATGGTCAAACTAAAGCTAGAGCTGTAGGCGCAGATAAAGGTAAATTTAATTTACTAGGTATACCACCGTCTGCTCAAGACTTTGTAGGTTTAACTAGGTACTTTGCTGGTAAAGGAAAACAAGGTGATGAAACTATTGCTTGGGTAAAAGAAAACTTTTTAGATCCATTTGCTAGAGCTAATATAGATATATCAAATGCTAGAGTTGCTTTAGCTAATGACTTTAAAGCTTTAAAAAAGCTATTAGGTGTTAGTCCTAAAGATTTAAATAAAAAAATAACTGGTGAACCTTATACTGTAGGTAATGCTGTTAGAGTTTATACGTGGATACAACAAGGTATGACTATACCAGGTTTATCTAAGACTGATCAAAAAATACTAGAAGACTATGTTACTGCAGATGAAAACCTAGTTACATTTGCTAATGAGCTTATAGCTATAAACAAAGATAACGGTTACCCTAAACCTACTGATGGTTGGTTGGCTGGAACTATTACTACAGATTTACTTTCAGGTTTAAACACTGTAGTAAGAGCTAAGTATCTAAAACAATGGCAAAATAATGTTGATGAAGTATTTAGTGAAACTAACATGAACAAGCTCGAGGCAGCTTATGGTAAAGGCTACAGAGATGCTTTAGAAAACATGCTTGGTCGTATGAAAACTGGTAGTAACAGAGGTTTTAAAGGTGATACATTAACTGGTAGATTTATTGATTGGATTAATAATTCTGTTGGGGCTATCATGTTTTTTAATATGAGATCTGCTGTGTTACAAACTATATCAGCTGTTAACTTTGTGAACTGGTCTGATAACAACCCATTAAAAGCAGCGGCTGCATTTGCAAATCAACTTCAGTATTGGAAAGATGTAATGAAACTCATGAACTCTGATTACTTAGTTGAAAGACGTAATGGTTTAAAAATAAATGTTAGTGAAGCTGATATTGCTGAGATCGCTGCTGAGTCTAAAAACAAAGCTAAAGCTTTTATAAGTAAAATATTAAAACTAGGTTTTCTACCTACACAAATAGCAGATAGTTTTGCCATTGCTTCAGGTGGTGCTACGTTTTATAGAAACAGATATAAAAGTTTAAAGAAAGAAGGTTTATCTGACAAAGAAGCTGAGGCGCAAGCATTCCAAGATTTTAGAGAAATAGCTGAAGAGTCACAACAATCAAGTAGACCTGATAGAATTAGTCAACAGCAAGCAGGGCCAATGGGACGTATTATATTAGCTTTTGCTAATACCCCAGCCCAATATGCTAGATTAATGCAAAAAGCCGCTAGTGATCTTAAGAATCGCCGAGGAGATGATAAAACTAATATATCTAAGATATTATATTACGGAGCTATACAAAATGTTATATTCAACGCTTTACAACAAGCTTTATTTGCTATGGCGTTTGGAGATGAAGAGCCTGATGAAGAAAAACTAAACAAAAAGTATACAGGTATAGCAAACGGTATGGCTGACTCATTATTAAGAGGTGTTGGTTTTCATGGTGCCGCTATATCTACACTTAAAAATGTAGTAATGAAATTAGCAGAAGGTAAAGAAGCTCAAGACGCTGCAATAGAGTTGTTAGATATTTCACCTCCTATATCTTCTAAAATAGGTAAATTAAAATCTGCAGGTAGAACGTGGGACTGGAATAAGAAAGAGATAATAGAAAAAGGTTGGTCATTAGATAACCCTGCTTATTTAGCTGCTGGCCAAGTTATTAGTGCTGCTACAAATGTACCGCTTGATAGAGGTATAAGAAAGTTACAAAATTTAAAAGATGCGTCTGATGCTGAAAATGAAGAGTGGATGCGAGTGGCTAATGCTTTAGGTTGGGCAAAATGGGAATTAGAGTGGCAAAAAGATAAACCAAAAAAGAAAAAGAAAAAAAGAACATTAGGTAAAAGTTTAAGAAAAAGTTTTGGAAAAAAATTAAAATTATAATTATGTAAAAAATGTGGAGAATAAAATTAAAATATGAAACTATGGAAAATTGTCCTTTTTGCGGCAGCTGCACTTGTCACTAGCTGCTCAATACAACAAAAAAAACCTAAAATACAGATAACCCATGTGTTAGCTGTAACGGAACAAGGTGACACCTTGAGATTACCTATAAACATGATTAAACCAAATGTTTATTATAATATTGTATCGTATCCCAGTTATCCTAGATATTATAGCAACTGGTACAATGAAGGCTATTACGGATATAGGAGTAAACCTATTTATGTACCTAGCAATAATAATTCTAATAACAATAACAATAACAGTAGTAATAAAGGTTCAGTTGAATCTAAAGACATATCAAGACTAGATGTTAATGCTACTAAGGTAAAAATGAAAAATTAAATGGCTCAAAAAATTTCAGAAAACACAGAAATACAATTAGATTTAAAAACAATCGGTATGCTAGTTGCAGGTGCCGTGAGTTTAGCAGCTATGTATTTTACTTTGCAAAAAGATATTGATCTCGCAAAAGAATTACCTAAACCAGAGGTGAGTAGAACAGAGTATGATCTTAAAGATGAGCTAGTAAGATCTACTATCATGGACATTGACGAAAAAGTTCAAGACAATAGTGAAAAGCTAGATAAAATCGACGACAAACTGTTCACAATTATAAACAACAAATAATCAAATGAAAAAGCTTTTAATTATATTTACTTTAATGTGTGGTTATTTTTCAAGTGCACAATACGAAGTATTACACATCAATAGCGCATGGAACTCTAGACATAATTTAGATTTAAGTGGGCTTAAACATGCTAAGGTAAAATATATGTTTTTAGAAGATCAACCACCTTCTTTTAAACAGCAAATCAAGTCTGTGCCAACTATACTAGTTTTAGATAAGAATAAAAAGACTAAAGGTCTTTGGAATGGAGGTATTGCATTAAAATTAAAGATAACAAAACAAGACATTCAAGATCATATTGATAAATTAATAGCCCAAGAAGCTGCCAACCTTTCAAGAAGAAGATCAACAAATTAAGACATCTGCAAAAGTGATTTTAAGGGTGTAAATAACAGGCAATCAAGTGATTATAATAATGTAACGCTTTAATTATTATAAATGAACTTAATTTTATCTTTCTTGTTATTTTTCAATATGTCAAACGATATTGAAACAGAACTGTTAAACGCTATTAATGAAGGGAATTACAACAAAGTAAATTCAATGTTGATAGTAAACCAAATCCACGCCACAGAAAAAATTGATGGTAAACCACTATTAGTCCATGCTATTATAGCGGATAAAGCTAATATTGTTTACTTATTATGTTTAAGAGGAGCACAGCCTTATGTAGATATGTGTGATGAAGGCTATAATGCTATGGATTGGGCAAAGAAAAGTGGTAGTTATTACGCACGAGCCGAGTTAATAATGATAACCACACAGTAAGGAATAACAAAATGGGCACCATACCCAAACATTCCTGTAA